TCATCCGATTTTCCTCTTCAAGATCGTCAACACAGGGCCTCTAGAGTCCGTTGTTGATACCATGTTCGCAGCCTCAATCAGCTTGCCCAGCTCTGCGCCGGAGTAATGACTGGTGATGCTGCCGTTCTTGTGCCCGAGCAGTGATTTCCGATCTTCCTCAGTAACGCCTGCTGCCCGCAGTCGTCGACCGAAGGTGTGCTTCAAATCGTGAATCCTAATCGAGGCATATCCAGGGTGAGCGGGGCGAAGGTTTTCCTCCTGCCAGAGTTTTGCCGCTCTCACCCGTGCCTTCTTCCAGGCCGAGTCATTCATCCGGTGCATCGCAGTGCCGTTGTATGGGAATACCCACTCCTTGCTGATCCCGCGCTGCCTTTCAATGATCGACTTGGCCACGTTGTTCAGCACCACCAGGCGCTCGTCGCCATTCTTTACGCCCGACCGGGCGTGTCTCCCGCCGAAGTCAGCGGGGATCAGGAAAACACTGGTCCCCAGTTCCGGCACCGATATCTCCCAATCCCACCTCAACTTGCACACCTCCTGCTCCCGGCAGCCCGTGTTTACCTTGAACAGGGCCATCGTTTGTAGGTGTCCCGGTAACTCGTTGAAGAGGATCGACTGCTCTTCCCACGACATGGGATATGGCTTGCGGCTCGATTTCCTCTCCTCAAGTTTTTTCAGCATGGGCACGCTGTCCAGCCAAGGCCTGCGATCATCATCCCGCCATTTTCGCGCGCAGAGGGTAAGTACCCGAACTGCACGCTCGATCGCGATGTTGATCGTCCGATTGCTGACGGCCTTTTCGATTGTGCCGTCATCCCGGACCTTCTCCGTCTGCCGGTCCTTGATGAAAGGCTCCAGCGCATGATCATCGATGTGCGTCAGCGGTAAGTGGCCCAAGTAGGGATGCAACTGCTTCATGCACAGCGCTGTGAGGTGTATGGATGGCTGGTCTTTTACCTCGAGAAGGTAGCGCATCGCTGCCTCCTCCCAGGTGTGGACCTGTCGAACGCCATACACTTTCCTTTGGCGCAGCTGCTCAAGCTTGTGGATCAGGTACTGCTCTGCCTCTTCCCGGTCACCAGTTCCAGTACTCTCTCGAATTCGCTCCCCTTTGTAGACTTTGTCGATTTGCCAGACACCGCCCTTCTCGTAGAGGCCGGTGATTGTTTTTCGCGCCATGTATCATCTCCTCGGCGCTCGCTGCGGGGCCGATTGTTGTCCTGTCCGATGGCTTTTTCAATCGCCTTGGCCTCGACGTAGGCATCAGCCCACTCATCAAGCTCCTGGCGGTCGAAGGCCACGCCCTGTTTGCCGATGGGAAACTCGCGCACGTACGGCCGCACCGTTTTGTTGAATTCGTCCCGGCACATGCCGAGATAGCCTGGTGCATCACCGAACCGGATGAACCGTGGCTGGACGCTGGATGGCTTTGCTGCTGTGGCATTTGCCATGGATGGTCTCCGTGCCGCCGGTGGCGGCAGGTTGGTCAGGCAGTAGCCTTGGCTATGGTCTTCTCGAAGCGCGCGGCTAGATTTGCGTTCACCTCGGCCTTGGCCAGGCTGTCGGCGGTGCCTTTGGCGCGGTGCAGTACTTCGTACTGGCGCAGCTGGCCGGCGGCAACGATCAGGTCCGCCAATAAATCCGGCACAGCGGCGATCAGCTTGGCGTTGGCCCGGCGCAAGTCGCGGCTGAGCTCTGCCGGGCCGATCTCGGTGAAGGTCACGCAGTCGCCGCAATCCGCGATCATCCAGCCATCTGAGGGCAGCGCCTTCACGCCATCGCCACTTTCGGCGCCGAGGCCGGTGAATACCTCAGTTTCGTTCAGGACTTCCCATGGACCGGGCGTGTGCTTGTAATTCGTCATGGCAATAGCTCTCCATGCCGCGCATGTCGGCGGGCTTGAGTTGTTGAGGGAGGGGGTTACAGCAGGTGGGCGCCGGCTTCGAGCAGCCCGTCGCGATCCTCGCGTAGGCTGTCGCGCTCCTTGGCTAGGCGCTGGATCTCGCGGTGCAGGTACTGGGCGATGGTCTCGCCGCCGCGCAGGTTGCTGGGCTTGACGCCCTTCAGCACGGCCTCAAGCTCGTTCACGCTGAATTGCTCGATCATGGCATCAGCTCCTTGGGCACCTGGACGGTGTCGCCGAGCCTGCCGGCGACCATTGCACGGCAAGCGGCGATCAGGGCGCTTTCACCAGCATGGCAAAACTCCCCTGTGCCAGTGATCACCCAGCCAGCCCAAACATCATCGGTGCTCTGTGGGCAGTGGAGGCTGACCATGCGGTTCGCGATCAGCGGCCCGCCCAGCGCCCACGCTTCCCAGGGCTTGTACCGCTCGCAGCGCTCAGTCGCCTCACCCCGGTAGATGGCGAACACGCGCCAGCCGTTGCCGTATTGGGGCGGCTCAAGGTGCAGAGTCAGGCCCTCGGCCATACCTACCGCCCAGCCTAGGGCCTCACCTGCCAGGTCCGCCGTCTTCATTACGATCAGGTCGGTCATGGCGCCACCTGCTGCGTGTTGCACAGCACGATCTGGTCGTCATCAAGGGCTTGTACCGGCCCGAGCGTGGCCATGGCCTTGAGTGCGGCAGGACGATTTGCCTCCAGAGCCTGTCGCTCTGCTGCCATCCAAATGGTCAGGCCTGTCCCGCTTCCGCCGGTGCCGCCGTAACTGGAGACGGACTCGGCTTCTTCCTTGGCCGCCTCCAGATAATCTTGCGTGCGGCAATGCGGGCACAGGTAGGTGCAGTCTTGCGGGTCGTATCCCTCGCCGGTGCCGGCGTCGAACAGATAGCCGCCAGGCCGGCACTCCCAGTCGCCGACCGAGTACCCGCAGGCGCTCGGCTCAAGATTTGCGTTGGCTTCGCTCACAGCTCATACCTCTCATCAATCCAGCGCCCAGGCGCCAGTGCGGGTGTAGGTTCGGGTTGTGTTTCGTGCGGGGAGAGCTGGCGCTGGTTGCCGGCCTGCAGCTGGCTGTCGGGGATGCAGCTGATGCGGACCCCGTTGAGCAGGTAGCAGGTGACGCCGCGCTGGCTGTCGTGCTGCACGTCGATGACGTTCTCGGTTGCGCTGGCGCCGGTGGCCAGCAGCAGGAGACAGAGGGCGAGGCGGCTCATGGCTCCACCTCAGCACCGTCTTTGATTTCCTCAAACCGGTACGTCTTGATCACCCGTTCCTCGACGCCGGCGACCTTGATGAACTTGGCCTCATTCACCCACGGGTAGGCATTCGGCTCGCCGTGCTTTCCGCCGCCGCTCATCTCGCAGAAGGCCAGGGCGCGTCCGTCAGGCAGGATGAATGCCTTCACGTCGATTTCGTAGTTCCTTCCCCAGCTGTAGTGGCACCACTCGCGGATGCCGCTGACCTGTTCAGCTTCGTATCGCACTTCGTTGATGGCGTCGTCATGCTCGTTTTCTTCGAAAAGAACCTCGAGCAGCTCGCCAGGTGCCGCAGCCAGGAAGGCCAGATCGACGTCGGTAGACTGCCCATCATCGTCGGTGAACGTGTAGTCGTAGCCGAACTGGAGGCCCTTGCGCATGACAAGCAGCTTGGCCAGCTGGCTTGCGGTGAGGGTGCTCAGGTGCTGGTTGATGTTTACTTCGAGCATACGAATTCCTTGGCCGCCATATCGCGGCAGTAAGTTGTACAAATTATTGAATGTGTGGAAGTTTTTCGGCCGGTGGTCCGATTCAGTTCTCAGTTCGGCCTTTTCCGGTTGTGCGGCTACACCGCTTCGCTATGGTGGTCTTTGGCAATACACAAAGACTTCAGTCGTAGGAGGCGGCATGCGAATTCGCGGAGACGTTTATTGGCAGTGGGCGGATCCCACGCTGCACCACCGGGAACACGACGAGACTCTCGATGACGGCACGTTTATCGATGTTCAGGTGAGGCTGTCGCGGACGGGCAACACGCAGATGTTTCTCGGCGTTTATGCGGCCGGTGGAGCTCCCCTCCACGAAGAGGCGTTCGACTCTCGTCCAGGCGAGTCGATGACCAGGGCATTAGCGTGGGGCGTGGGGCGTGCTCGCCGAATCGCCACCGAGGGCCTGGCTGCAACAAATAAGCTTGCGGCCTGCTCGAAATAGAAGGGCGAGGGGTTACAGCTGGGCGGAGTACAAATGTGCTCTTGCGGTCATTCGCCCTGGTTGGCGAGTGCATTCAGGCGCTGGAAGGACGTGCCGGGCATTCCCTGGTACGGCTCATCTGACGCGCTCGCAGCTCCGTCGGGCGATAGGGCGGCACGCAGCTTCTTGATCAACCGCCACTCGGCATCGCTGCGGCCAACGCCGTCGTCAATGAATTCGAGTGCCTCGCGCAGCCGCTCAACCTCAGCGGCACCGGTCATCGGTCCCAGGCCAACAATCGGCAGCCCAGTCGCCGCGGCATCCCGCTCTGCCTCTTCTTTGGTCCACCAGATGGCAGTACCAACCATCCAGGCTATCGGCTCGGCGTGTGGCTGCGGGGCCAGAAGGGCTGCAGCAAATCGAATGTGGGGCGGGTCTTCGCTGCGCAGCGCGGAGTCTTGGATATCCCGCCACAGCGCATCGAGCTGCTCGCGGGTGTTGCTGGATCGGTTTTCTGTGGGCATGGGTGTCTCCTGCTGGCGGCGTCAGGCCGCCAGGCGCTGGTAGAGTTCGATGAGGTCGGATGCGTTCGCCGCGACAAGGGCCCGGGCTTCGTCCTTGCAGACACTGTTGCCCAGCAGCTTCACCTGGTCAGTCTTGCTGATGGCTTTCCAGTACAGCTGGCCGGTCACTTCATCGAGGAACAGGCCTCGGTCGATGATGTAGTCCGGTCGGAAGCCTTGGGCGCGTTTCAGTTCGTGCGGCTGCAGCATGCGCAGGGTAATGTCGATCAGCACGTAGTCACCGACCATGACGATATCGGCGTGCTCGGTGAAGTGCTGCGGCAGGTATTTTCGGAGGAACGCCGCGCACTTGCGGGCACCGGCCAGTTGCTCATCTGTCAGCGTGTGGCTGTGCAACTGGACGACTTCGACCACAGCCATGCGATCCTTGGACGGGATCGTGTGGGCCGGCTCGCGAAGTGAGATCCCGTCCTTCTCGGCACCGTAGTACTTCACCATGTAGGCAGTTACCAGACGCTGATTTGAGCCTTTGCCCAGGACGGTCGAGAACGGATCGTCCGCTGCACGGCCGTCTCCCTTGTAGAACCCACCGTTGGCCTGCTCCAAGTGGGCGGATGCAATAGCGTGGTGACCGCTGTTTTGCGTGATGCAGCTGAGAGGGCCGTTTGCAGCAGCACCCACGCAGCCCTTGCGTAACGTTACCAGGGAGGCGGAAACCAGTGCCTGCTCGCCGCGATTGGCGCCTGTTACCGTCATGGCAGGGTCCGTGGCAGGGTAGCCTGATCGATCGCCATGGTGCGTCAGGTGTGTCAGATGCGCGCCGACCAACGCAAAGTGGCCTCCCTTGACTTGAGCAACTTGGGTTCGCAGTGGCTCAAGAGTGTCAAAAGTGCGCTGGGTCGACCCATTCGCATGCTCAGTAAGGCATCCAGCCATCGCCACCGTCGGCTGTACTAGGGCGTGATGCGTGCCGCCACCGCTTATGGTCGAAGCCGGCTCAGCAACGCTGTGCGTGCTGGTATGCGATTTCGAGGTGCCGCGTAGCGGGACTATGAACGGATCGTTGCAGGCCAGGGTGTGCCGCCACAGGCCTTTGGCGATCCGGTTCATGGTGTTCTCCACCAGAGCATCGTCGCGGAAGATTGTGCGCCCCTGCAGCTCCCAGTCGATGCACTCGGCTGCGGACCGCCAGGCATTCTGACCCTTGCCCGGGTTCTTGTGGTGCGTCGGCGCCGGCCAGACGATGGGCTTGCCATCGCGCCGGGCGATGCCGTACAGGCGCTTGCGGATCGTTGGTGCACCCTGATCGGCCGCTACGCGCACCTGGTGTTCGAAGTTGTAGCGAAGGCCGCGCACCAGTGCTTCCTTGGGTACGTGGTCGCCGATCTCGGCCAGGATCTCAGGCAGGTCTGGGTGATCCTCTGGAATCCCCTTGCCTAGGACGTTCACGAACGCTTGGAATGTCCGGCCCTTTTCGGCTTTGACCGGCTTGCCCTCATCGTCGAGCGGCCCCCAGTCGGCAAACTCCTCCACGTTTTCGAGGAAGATCAGTCGCGGGCGCGTCTGGTATGCCCAGCGGATGATTACCCATGCCAGGCCGCGAATTTTACGGTCACGTGGTTTCCCGCCCTTGGCCTTGCTGTGGTGCCGGCAGTCGGGCGATGCCCACAAGATGCCGACCGGCTGACCTTTGGTAGCCAGGATCGGGTCAACCTCGAATACGTCCGCGACGTAGTGCTCGGTCTTCGGGTGATTGGCGCGGTGCACAGCCAGGGCGATTGGGTTGTGGTTCACCGCCACATCCGGCTCGCGGTACGCCTCAGCGATTCCGCTGCTGGCGCCGCCTCCGCCGGCGAAGAGATCGACAACCAGCTCCTTTTCGAAGGGCAGGGCGAGGGAGGTCATACAGGTCATGTTGTGGTCCTTGCGTGCAGGCGCCGCCCTCGCCGGGGTGGCGTTTATTAGTGGCAATTTGATGTCGTTTGGTCTATTGCTTGTGATTCCAGACCAGCGAGTTGAATCCCCGATGGACCGCGAGCCAACAAACCAGGAAGTCGCAGCAGTTCTCGGAATTGATGAGGATCAGGTTGCTAAGTATCGTCGGGAGGCTGTGCTATTGGGCGACGGTTCCTGGCTGATCCACTTTTCCTACGACATGCCGCGAGAGCTGCGGCACAGCTTCACCGGTAGCTTCACGGCGATCGTCGAATGCGTTGCAACTTGTGTGGACGCCCGCTCAGTCGACTGAGGCGGGCGGGTAGCGCCGGAGGGTCACGGGCAGTTGTTCGCGCCGCAGTTCAGGCAGTCATTGAGGAATCGGCCGTCCCAGCTGATGAAGCGTCCGCAGCCGTGGCAGTTGAGCGGTCGGTCACAGGGCTTGCGCTGCTTCCGCGGCTTCGCTATCTCAATGCCGGTGCCACGGAGGGCTTCTTTGATATTCACGTCCCGCTTATGCACCAGGCGCCTGGCCTTGGCCTCAAGGTAAGACAAGGGCCAGATCACCGCTTCCTCTGGGGTGTTGCCGATCGCTTTGGCAGCCTCGAAGGTGAGGTGATGTGCCTTCTCGAATCGGAAGGTGTGGCCTATTGGCCACCTGGCCAAGGCAATGTCGTTCCCGTTCCAGTGCCCAGGGATCTGCAGGACAACAGTGCATCCCGGGGTCAGGTGGTCGCGGGCTTCATCCAGGCTGATGTACTGATGATCGACGCCAACGTGTGCGCGGGCGTCAACGTAGTCTTTGGCCAAGGGATGTCGGTATCGCGATGGCTGCAGGCCTGCTCTTGCGTGAAAACCTCGGCCTTGTCGAGGCTGGTGGTGTACCCGCCGCCCAGGGCCCAGAACATGAGGCCGTCACCGACATGGCTCCGACTGTCCTGAAGGTAGAATTGGCTCATGGCTTTCTCCATGCATGCGCCGCCCTCCGTGGCCGGATGCGGCATGGTGGCAATTTGGTTTGGGATGGGGTATTACGGGTGACCGGCATGGGGCCGGATCATGGAGGCGTAATGGATAATTCGGACATTTTCACTACCGAGTACGGCGATTCCGAGTACACCGTATGGTTTACCGAGCACCCAAATGGATTCACTTTCAAAATTAAGGTGGATGATCTTCCATGGCGTGACTTCCATGACAAGACCTATGCCACCTACGCAGAAGTGAAAGCTGCAGCCATCGAAGCAGGGCAGCGGTTCATCAACAACATGAAGGGGTAATTACCTCATCCCCAGGGTCCTGCTGGATCATCAGCATGCTCTTCCGGTCGAAGGCCAGGGCCAGGCGTGGCGAGATGCTGATTTCATGACGCGGCGGGGTGAGAAACTTCGCCGCGTGAAGCCGGCCCAGGGCGTGGATGCCGTGGATCAGTGCCTCGATCATTTGGCTGTAGGTGGCGTCGGCCCAGCCGCAGATGGCGCGAAGGTGCTGGCCGGTTCGCTTCCTTGCCGACAGCCGCAGCGGCTCAGTCCGCGCCACAGATCGGTGAGCTTCGATTTCGTGGCGCGCGATCCGGAACAGCGCGTGATGCCCGAGAGCTTCGATGTGATGAATCATTAACGTCATCGCCTCGCCTTGCTCCTCGATCCCGGCCCACTCCATCAGTTCCAGCAGGGCCTGTTTAGTCCCTGGTCGAACCTTCAAGCGCAGGTCTTCTTCCTGCAACCGGGCGGCTTTGGCGCGGCGTTTCTCGTCGCGCTCCTTGGGTGACATCGCCATACGGCACCTCCATGATTCCGCTGGGCGGGATGTGTATGTGCAGCTGGCGGCGACGCTGCTGCGTGAGCTTCTGGATGCGTCTCATGGGTGGCACACCTCAATGGGCGTTTTCTTCGTCGAGCCAGACGGCATGACCACCAGTAGACGCTTGTTTCCTCGGTATACGCCCCAAGGCTGACCAGTGGATCTGGCCATGGCCGCCGCGTACTTCACGGCGGGCACAGGCTGAGACATGGTGGCGATCATGTTTCTGTCATACCTTGCATTAGGCGGTGTTCCCGATGCAGTTGTGCGTGGCACTTCGCGCACAGCCACACCACAGATAGCGGGTCTTCGTACTGGGCGTGATGGCCTTGGATGTTGGTGGTGCTGAAGCAGTCGGGAGCCATGCAGCATGGTGATTTCCAGAGGTCGCCTCGCTTCACGGCATTTTCGACCTGCATGTGAGCATCGCGCTTTGCACGGTTGCGCTCGATGTAGGCAGCCTTTGCTGCGTTAGATCGATCCCTGCCTGATTTGCTTGCGGCGTATCGGTTTCGAGCGTCTACACGGTGCTGGCTTTGAAAACGACTGCGCTCATACTCACGGTAATGTTCACGATTTTGCGCATAGTTCAGGCGCACCTTGGCTTTCACGCAGTCTTTGCAGGCCGCGCGCCGAGGGTAGAAATCACTGACCGCTTTCTGGGCGCCGCACTGGTTGCAGTGCTTCATGGCGCCTCCGATAGGATTTAGAAGGGGATGTCAGAATCGAAACTGTCGTCTGGATCTGGCTGCTGCTGCGGCGCCTGGCTCTGCTGTTGGTACTGCTGGTGCTGCGGCTGCTGGCGAGGCTGCTGCCGTTGCTGCTGAGGCTGGCGTTGCTGCTGGCCGCCGCCCTGGTTGTCAGGCCGGCCGCCCAGCAGCTGCAGAGTGCCGTTGATGTCGACGTGCACCTCCGTGGCGTAGCGCTTGATCCCGTCCTTCTCCCACTCGCGGGTTTTCAGCTTGCCCTCGATGTAGCACTGCGAGCCTTTACGCAGGTACTCGCCGGCGATTTCCGCGACCTTGCCGAACAGCACTACGCGGTGCCATTCGGTCTTCTGCACCTTCTGGCCGGTCTGCCTGTCGTTCCACGATTCGCTGGTGGCCAGGCTCAGGTTAGTGACCGCATTGCCGTTCGGCGTATAGCGGACCTCGGGGTCCTGGCCGCAGGTTCCGACCAGGATTACTTTGTTGATGCCCCTCATGCTGCTTTCTCCGCGAGTTCGGCTTTGCGTTGATCTTTGGCGGCGTTCAGCTTCGCCAAGTGGTCGGGTGATTGCTCAAGGATTCGGTACGCGGCCGAGTACACGCTCTGCAGCTCCTGCATGGTCTCGGTGAGCGGGATCTTTGATAGAGCATCCTGCAGCGCAGTGGCCTGCAGGTCGGCCTGCGATTTGCCGTCATTGAGCCAAGCCAGCAGGCGCCGCCCGGTTTCTTCGCTGATCACCTCGGGCTGGTCGAATAGCTTCGTCCGGTCCTTGCTGGCGATGGCGGCGTGGCCATCGTGGGTGATGTCGAGCACCACTGTGAACTCGTAGTCGGTGCCGTCCCGCTGCTCGGACTTCATGCCCAGCTTGATCACCTTCTTGCCTTCGCCCTGGACCGTCTCGGTCTTGCTTCGCATGGTGCAGATGATGTGCAGCGGGCTTGTCAGGATCTTGTCGGTCAGCTTGCGATGGCGCGGCGTGGTTTCGTTCCACGCGGCCCAAGTGTTGCCCTTGAACTTCTGGTGCGCGAGCTTCTCGTTCGACTCCAGGCAGCCGCCGGAGCCGGTCCATTCGTGGGAGTAGCTGTCGATGATCAGCACGCCATAGCCGGCCTGCTCGGCGGCAGTGATCGCTTCGGCGTAGCGCTCCGGCGAGTAGGGCGCGTGCAGCTCCAGCACATCAAAGTCGGCAATGTCGGCGTACAGCGATGCGCTGCCGTGCTCGGTGTCGATTACCGCGATCCGGCCGCCCAGGCCCTTGGCCATGAGCAGCGCGGAGAAGGTCTTTCCAGACCCCGATGGCCCAGCAAGTGCCAGCCGTAGCTTGGCCTGCTTGCGTTCGGCTTTCTTGAACATGGGGATGCCCTCAGTTCGGTTGGTTGTCCCACTGCCGCTCAATGCGAGCGGCCTCTTCTTCGTACTCTTTGCGATCGTCGCCCTGGTACCGCTCAGGCGAGAACGCTCCGACCGTGCTCCAGTCGAGCTGGGCGGCCAGGCGGGGTGTTGTGTTCATGGTTACCTCAGGAGGTGATGCAGCCCGCGTACGCACTGGCGAGCATCCAGGCAGTGCAAAGGGAAAGGGTGATGAAGCCCCCGCGCCACATGGCGAATCGCCTGGCGCGCTGGTAGCCGGTCATGGCCGCACCCGGACAGCAATGCGCCGACCCTTCATGGTGGCGCCGAGGCGCCGGGTCAGGCTGGAGACTGGCGTCTCTCGTGGTAGACCGACGGCCTCGTTGAAAGGCAGGCCGAAGCTGATCACTGCCAGGGTTCGCTCGATCTGCTCCAGTTGCTCATCAATGAGCGATTTCACAGGCGCGGTACTCATGCCACCCTCCCGTTCGCTTCCAGCCATGCTTCGTTGTTGCGGGCGATCGCCCGGTTCAAGCGCTCCGTGTAGCTGCGCTGCTTGGGAAGGTCGATTGCGCCGGTCAGCCCGGCCAAGTCGATCGCCATCATCAGCTCACCGCGCAGGCCCTCACTGAATGAGGCGTCAATCGCCTCGAAGCGAGAGTCGATGATGGCCACAACCTCTTGGCGTGTACCTCTGTTCATGCAGTCCTCCGGGCGGCGCCTGTGCCGCACATGGCTTCCATCTTGTCGAGCGCCGAGGCGATCACCCGGCGGCTTTCAGTCCGCTGGCGCTCGTCGCGCTCACGGATCATCGTGTTCCAGGCCTGGTTGTTAGCCCTTGCCTGCGTTGAGGTGAGGTGGTCTGCCCAGGACGTGTCACCAAACAGCTGGTACTGGCGGTCGACCTCGCGCGCCTGGGCGCTGTCCGCGTACAGTTCATGCTCGCGACTCATGGTCGCCTCCAGGTGGTGGGTTCAGTCGGTGTATGCGATGTACTTGAAGCGGCCGTTGCCGAATTGCTCGAAGCGGCCGCCGAAGGTGCCAATGACCTCGCGCTCAACCTCCTCGCGAGTCATGTGCAGCGGATATACCCCTTCCTTGATCATCGAGAAGTTGGTGTGAGGCACGAACCGCCAATCGACCTTGCTGGGGTCCAGCGGGCGCGGCTCCGGCGGCTGCCATGGCTTGCCCTTGTAAGGTTCTGGCGCCGGCGGCGGGTCTTCCGACTCCTCCCATCCGCAGGCCTCGCAGTAGCCGCGCGGTGCAGTGCAAGCTCCGCAAGGTGGTGATATGTGGCAACTGCAATTCACTACCTTGTGCGATTCGATGACGCCCACGCAGCCGTCACGGCCGCAGCTATCGCCCTCGCAATATCCGAGTTCGCTCATGTTCGTTTGCTCGTGTGGCAACCGCATTGGCCAGGAGCCAGGCGCGGGTGACCAAACCCACCGTGAAAGGTGGCCTGGCGCCTGCCGATGCGGTCGTATGTGAAGGGAAGGGGATGCGGGATGCATCGGGGTGTGATCTGCGCTTGTCATCGCAAGGACGCCCATTCAGTGCCGCCTCAAGGGCTCAGTGCGGGGACAAACCGCACCCGGTATGGAGTCGCCTTTCCAGATCACACTCCGGTGCAGCCTGCGATGGGGAGCAGGGCATCGGGCAGTTAACGTCAGGCTGACGTGGAACTGGTTGTTCAGTCTTCGTCTGGCTCAGGCTCCCAGCCCTTCACCTCGTAAGCGAAGGCTTGCCACTTCTGCTGGTCAGCTTCTGACATGCTGTTCCAGCCAGCCGACTCATCGCGAGAAACCGCTTCGCCACCCTTGAAGGTCACAGTCCCGCAGTTGCTGCCGATATCTTCGTCGGCATAGGTGAGCACAATGGTGGCCTCAGGGAACATTGAGCTCAGCTTGAGGAAGATCGGCTCAGGGAAGGACCAGGCGGTTTCAAAGCTCGCCGACTCAGGGCCATCGACATTCGGCTCGCAGGCATTCCACTTGGTGCCCCAGGCGGATCTGGCGAAGTCCATGCTGTGCATGAAGCCGGTCTTCCGGTGATTGCGCAGCATCTGCACGAACTGTTCGAAGCTTTCATCGCTCAGCTTCGACAGATCAACGCGGTTCCGGCTTTCCAACTGCATCGCACCAACAAGCGGGTGGTCGCTGACCGGCACGCGAAGCACATGCTCAGCAGCGGTTTCAGCATCGCCAATCACACCATTCCATGGAAACTCGCCCTCGAAGCTGATGATCTTTCCGAAGTCGATTCGGCCTTCCTCGTTGAGCATCGCCTGGATGACTTCCTGCGGCGCCTTGACCTTGTTGGTTACCCAATTTGGCATTTCGTGTTCCTCCAGTGGATTCCCAAAGCACCCGGTCGCCCAGGTGCTTCAGTGAATATGTGGTCTTGCTGGGCTCCGTTACACGCCACGGTGGCCTGGGCGATTGCTTAATTGCTGCAGCCTCCACCGGTTCCCCGGCGTGGCCCGCTGTACCAGTGCATCAGCCCGTTCTGAGGGCTACCCGGCAGGGAGCGTTTGCAGCTCAACCCTTGGCCCGCTTGACGCTTTCTGTGAGGGAGCGCGCCGCATGGCTTCGAGCTGGCCAGTTCCAGAGCTGGCATGGGGATCGAATTTATTGCTCGCGCTGTGCCGTTGCCGGGATCGATCCGCGAGGTTCCCATCAATGTGAAAGAGCGGTGAGGCTTGAGGGCCTCCGCAGTCCCTGGTGAGTGACTGCGGTGTTGAGGCAAATATCACGCAATGTGTTTTTTGTGTCAACACGTAATGTGATTTATTTTTCGAGGCCGTGTTGAAATTCTTCCAAGCGAAGCGTGTTCACCTTTCACAAGGCGTGATGTATGCTCTGCTCTGTACTGGATGTATGTACAGTTATCGGAGGAAGGAATGGCCAAGCAGAAGAAGTCGGCGCCGCAGGCGCGCAAGGAAATGACCGGGCTGGAACGCCTGGGGCTGCGGGTCTCATCGATGATCAATCACCCGATCGCGCAGGCTCAGCGCTGGGTGACGATCCATCGCCTGGACACGGACGGAGACATGGAATGGGAGGAGGTGATGGGGCTGCTGGCCGAGACGCCAGAGCTGGACCTAACGTTCAACGACGATGGGAGCGTGACGGTTCGGTGGGAGCTGCAGAGCGCAGACGATCGCGATGATCTGGTTGCGGATAGGGCTTGGGAGGAGGAAAGGCTGGAGGAAGAGGCTCCTTTTTTGACAGCTGTAAAAAAAGCCCGCGCTTGGCGGGCTTTATCGGGCCAGATGCGGTTAGCCCTCTGCAGGTTTTTCTTTCGGTTCTGGCTCCAAAGACTTCTTCATTGCGCTCACGGTCGTTTGTGTGAGTCCCTTGTCAGGGCCAAAAGCAGATTTTACGGCATCATCAGCGGCCACCATTTTTTTTACTTTATCGGTGCTGCCCTCAATTGCCTCTAGCTGCTTGTGAAGCACCTCAAGCAATTCGTTGCTGGCGCGCTTGTACCTTTTCAGTGCCCAGTCCAGAGCTACAGACGAGTCGGCCTCATCAAGCTCCTTTTTTGCCGCATCAGTTGCCTCCCTAGCGTTGCTTTCATCCATCATGAGGCGGGTGTCAGCTTCAGCCGCGCGCACGATGGACTTGCACTGCTCAATGAAAGCAATCGCCAGGTCGCGATCAGATGGCGCGTAATTCCACTGGCGAGCCTCAAGGCCTGATATCGACTGATCAAGCGACTCCATAACTGAAGTGGAGCGCTTGAAGTATTCGGCAAAGGTGATCCCGTCCTCTTTCCGAGCGTTCAACTGGCGCTCTGTCTGCGTAGAAGATTGCTGGATGGACTGGACGGCCGCAGTCGTTTCCAGGCCACTCTGATATTTGTTCCAGCCAAACCAACCACCACCTGCGATCAAAACGGCGAGCACGCCTGCGATTACTGCTTTCATCCTAAAAAACTCTGCCCGTGAATTAAGTCGCCATCCTACCACTATGGCCAAATGCCATCACGCAGGCAAAGAAAAGCCCGCACTGCTATGCGGGCTAACGTAGGGAAGCGGATGAGGCTTCACTGTGTAGGGTTGGGGGTGAAAAAAGCGTGAAGGCATGAAAAAGCCCGCCGAGGCGGGCTTCTTCAAGGGAATGGTTGCTTAAGCCATGCGGCCTTCTTCAGCTGCGACCTGCTGCAGTGCGCGCATCAGGTCATTTTGTTCTTGATCGGTCCAGCATCGGGTAGGCAGTCCGGTAGGTGCGGATACAGAGGCTACGGCATTGGCGATGGCGCGGCGTGGCTCGTTCACATTGGCAACCCATTCATTGATAGGCGTGACCACCTTGGTCTTCGTGTCCATAATGTACCCCCGCTGCTCTAGAGCGTTTTTCATATCGAAAAGTGTCGTTTGCATGACGCTAAGATTGTCCTTGCCCGTGGCAAGTTCAACAAATTTTGTTTCCCCACCGGTAGCAGGATCTGATTTCCCTGCTGTCGCAACGGCAGTGCGAGCACACGAGTTGATCGCATAGCAGCCTTTTGCGAACTGGGCACCGCTGCCAGCGAAACGCGCATCCTCCCGATGAGCCATGAAATCACCGGAGGCGAATACTACCTCACATGTGGCCTTTTTTACGAGACTAATCACCACCGACCTTAGCTTATTGGTGTCAGGAATCAAGCGATGGACGGGTGGAGCAGTCATAAAATTAAGCGCAGGCGCCAAGAACCAAGACTTCCATCGCGCAATCAATTCTCCATCGCCAGCAAAGACCATCGCGTAGAGGCTTGAAACGGCAAGCTTATCGAAGCCCGTGTCATCGACGAACGCGATGCAGTCAGGATGCGTCTCGAGGGGATCCGTCGACCATCGAGAATCGCTTGCGAGGGTTAGCTTGGGGCGGCAGATTACGTTGGTGGTCATCCATGGCAGCTCGTGTGTGTTAGTCGAGCAATTATGCGGAACGAGCGAAAAAAACGTCAATATCGTATTGATATCACAGAGCTGAATTTCTGCTTTCCTACTCACACCAGATGCGCATTCCACACCAGCAGCACCCGAGCCTGGATGTACGTCATGTCCCGCCGGATCAGCCGATCCTTGTGCCGAGGGTTGTCCGAGATCATCTCGAAGTGCTCCTCATCAGCCACCTGCAGCCGCTTGATGTAGAGCAGGTCATCCCAGACGAGGAGGTACACCCCGTCGCCCACAAACTCGCGGACGTTGATATTCACGATCAGCGGGTCGCGATGCTTGATGGTGGGCTCCATCGACTGGCCCCAGCCGGTGACGACCTTCAGGTGGAAGTGCTCTTCGAATTCGACGCCCAGTTCACGGAGATGGCTAGGGCTGACACGAATGTCCTTGATCAGTTCTGGGAAGTCGTGCGCGTTCTGACCGCCGCCCATCGAGGCCCGGACATCATAGTGGGCTATCCACACCTCATCACCAACCAGGCCTGGGCGGGAGAAGTCAGCCTCAATCACGTTTGACGGTTGCGGCTCCTCAGCTGCTGCGAGAAGCCGGCGGCGCGCCTCTTCGGAAAAGCCTTTTCCGCTCTTTGCGAGCATCTGCTTCACAAGATCGGCCATGCTCCGCTCAGGCGCGGCAGTTGGTTCTGGCGCCGGCGAATTCAGGAGCAACTCGGACTGATCCACCCCCAAGGCTGCTGCCATCGAGGCGATATCTGCCAGGGTAGGCTCGCGAGTGCCTACCTCATAGTTACCAACCCGGGATTGCGATTTCCAGCCGCAGGCCTCAGCAAGCTGGGCTTGGGACATCCCTTTGGCTTTTCTCAGGCGCTTGATGCGCTGGCTCAATGATTCGTTCATGCGCGGAATTTCATCACGAAACGAAATAGCCGGCTTTCACTTATTGTGTTTGCAATTAACACGATACGTGTTTATCCTTCGGTCATCAATGGAGGAAGACCGTATGAACCAAGTCCGAACGATTCGCGAAAGGGCTGGCGTTACCCAGGCAGCGCTGCGCCGTCAGCTCGGCTGGAATCAGTCCCGCCTGGCCAACTACGAATCAGGCCTTCGCAACCCAGGCCTGCAAGAGGCGCGACTCATTGTGGAAGCGCTGAACGTCCTTGGCGCCAATTGCGCTCTTGACGATGCATTCCCACCTGCACAAGTCGCCGCCTAACCAATTTCATAGCCGCAAGGAGCCACCCAAGCATGTACGCCAACCCCAAGCACCTGCATGACCGTGAGATCAAGGTCCGGGTCGATGAGGACACCTTTGAGCTGATCCAGGCGCTAGCGAAGTTTCATCGCACCCAGCGCGCAGTGCTTTGCCGTGAGCTGCTGGAGGCTCAGCTGGCCGCCCTGGCTTCGGAGAATACCGGCGATCAGCACGTGGCCTGAAGGCCCTTAGGAGGCCCCATGCCGATTGAAGAAATCGGATTGGACCAAGGGCAGATGGAGCAGCTGGAGAAAGAGGCGATGAGAAGGGGCGTAAGCCCTGAGGCGCTGGCAGCTGAGCTGATCCGTCGAGAACTGGCCAACCGAACCAAGCCTCGCAACCCGCGAGGAGTCGTGACCCCGTTTCATCGAAAGGCCTGAACAGGCCCTGATAAGCCCGAATTGCGGGCACAAAAAAGCCGGGATAGCGGCCCGGCTCTCTGCAACACAAAACTCTGAAGGGAATTATGCATATGCAGACCCAAAGTGTACAGGCCCTGCAAAGGGTCGCGCCACAAAATGAGAGCCACGATTCTGTGGCGCGCTTTCGAGAAGGCAAGGTCTACGCCCTGCTTTTCTCTGACGGCTGGATCAAGGTGGGGCGTGGAAGAAACCCCGATGATCGAGTTCAGGCGCACAAAACCGCTTCAGGAATGCGGGGCGCAACGCTCGTGAAGGTGATGACGTCAGGCACCCTTATCGATTCTGCCTACGCAGAATCGGAGCTGGTCAAGTTCTGCTCTGAGCATGGCCGAGCAGTGCACGGCCGTGAATGGTTCGCTGGCGTGGACTATGACCTGCTGATCGCGGTGATTAGTGATCGCTTCAGGGGAGATCCTCCAGCCGCCATCGACGCAGCAAGGCGCGCCCAATCCAATCGCTTCGAGAAGATGCTTTCTTCTGTATTTGAGCCCCGCAACCAGGCCGTAGCTCCAGATCCGGCAGAGCAGAAAAAGTGGATCGAATCGCTTGCCTATGCTCGCCTTCTGGACCGAATTTTTCTGGATGACGGGTACTCAGGATGGCTTTTCGAGTCTTCCGACTCGGGCATGTCGAACTTCGGCAACTACGCATCGCTGGTGATCCACGAACTGCCGGACGATGAAGTGGCGGATCTATTTGTCCGGGCCGGGAGAAACCCGGGGGAGGTAATAGAGCAGGTCACCTGTGCTGCCAAGGAGATCATTGACGCCCACAAGCGAAGTGGGGGTTCGGCATGAGCATTCACGACATGCTAGAGGGCATGAAATCCGAGTTCCTGGCCGCCTTCCGCGCTGAATTCGGCTTCGGCGAGATGACGGCTACGGCCAACGATGACGCTGCCGCAATGCTCAAGGCTGCCGCGTGGGCGTGGCAGGCCTCCCGGGAGTCTGCGCGGGTGTCCGCAATCAGCCCGGAAGTCTCGGCGCTAATGCAGCGTATCGACGACGAGGAGCGTGGCCAGGCACTGCTGGCTGAAGCGTTCGTCCGCGAATCGGGGCGTGCCTCGATCTCCGCCCTTCAGCGGCATTTCAAGATCGCTTATGGGTCTGCTTGCCGGCTTATGGATCGGCTGGTTTCTGACGGGGTTGTGAGCGCAATTGACTCAGAGGGTCGTCGCCAGGTTCTGCCAAAGGTGTCGCCATGAGCATGGAGCTGATGGTCAAGGCCATGAAGACCAAGGTCGGGAATCCTCTGCGCAAGCTGGTGCTTATCAAGCTGGCCGACAACGCCAGTGATCAGGGCGAATGCTGGCCGTCGTATCAGCACATCGCCGATCAGTGCGAGATCGACCGCAGCACCGTTCGCAAGCATATCAAGCACTTGGAATCTCAAGGGCTGCTGCGCATCGAGAACCGCGAGGGGCCGAAGGGAAACTCCACCAACTTGTACTACCTGACCCTGCGCAACCCTGTAGGCCAAAACAGCACCCCTGTAGGCCCAGAAAGCACAGGTGTAGGCCCACAGCCTACACCCCCTGTAGGCCCAGAAAGCACCAGAACCAGTCACTCTTTTGAACCAGTCACTGAACCAGTAGAGCAGACGCTCGCTGCCGCTCCCTCGGCGAAGAAGAAGGCCCAGAAGTTTGACCCGATGACCTGCAAGCCCGCCAACGTGAGCGAGCAGACCTGGGCCGACTGGTGCCAGCACCGCAAAGAGATCCGCAAGCCGCTGACCGCCACTACCTGCGCGAAGCAGGCCAAGACCCTGGCCGGCCATCACGCGCCTGACGCCGTGATCAACCAGTCGATCAGCAACGGCTGGACCGGCCCGTTCCCGGAGAAGGTGCTGCCGGGCGCACAGCAGGGCCAGCGGCGCACCGGCCCCGACTTCAACGACACCAGCTGGGCTGATGACCTGGGGGACCTATGAACGCACAACCGAAACTGCGAAGCGTGACGCAGATCATGGCCTCTGCCGGCAACCTTCCCGCCGAGGTGCAGGTCCCAACCAAGCAGCTGGACCAGCGCACCACCAAGGTGGTCAATGCTTTGTTTTTGGAGCTGCAGGCCATCTTCCCTGCGTGGAAGCAGGCTTGGCCTGATGACGACGCACTGATGGCCGCCAAGCGCAGCTGGATCAAGTCCTTCGCCGCGGCTGGTATCAACACCCTGGAGCAGATCCGCTTCGGCATCCAGAAATGCCGGGTGCTGGGTACCGACTTCGCCCCGAGCAGCGGCAAGTTCATCAAGCTGTGCCAGCCGACGCCGGAAGAGATGGGCATTCCGCCGCTTGCGCGGGCCCTGGCAGAGGCGCTGGAGAACTTCCACCCCAGTCGTGCGGGCTCGCGTGTCTGGTCGCATCAGGCCGTGCGCCACGCGGCCCTGCAGTGCGAGGCACAGAACCTGGGATCGATGGAGGTGGAGCGCGCCGAGAAAGTATTCGCCCGGGCCTACGACATCACGATCCGTATGCTGGTCGCCGGCGAGCCACTTGGCGATATCGCCACCGGCATCGGTCACGACAGCCAGAAGGGCGCCGCGCAGTTGGCAGACGAGTACGCCAGTCAGCGGCAAGCCCGCCTGCTGGACCTCCAGCAGATCCCATCGAGCGCCGCTGCATGCCGTGCACACCTGCTGGGCAAGTTGAACATCAAGCGCGCCGGGCAGCCGGCCGGGGAGGGGGTGTGATGGACACCAACAAGATACGCGACATCAGCCGCGAGCAGTTCGAGGCGCGCTACCCAGTTCCGGAAGGCGCTTGCTGGAACGCCGAGCAAAGCCGCTACGTTCTGTTCCACCTCAAGCTGTGCACCGTCGCCAAGTACGAGCGTTTCGTGGAGAACTGGGTGTGCTGGCAGGCCTCCCGCAACTCTGTGCTGGTGGAGCTCCAGGCGGAGATCGATGGTTACGTTCGGGAGCGTCGCGAAGCTATCGAGGCCCAAGGCCTGAAGGTGGCGCCATGAGGAACATCAAAACCCGCCAGGGCTTTGAGTTCTGGGACAAGCTGAACGCCATCCCGCGCTTCAGCTTCCTGCTTGCGCCTTCTGGCGCCCGAATCCAGAGGTTCGAGGACATCAGCGGCAACTGGATCGACGTCCATGAGGCGCAGAAGGTGATGGACGCGACCCAAGACGAGATCAACGAGCTGCGTGAGCGGCTGGAACGTCTGCAGCCGAAGGTGGTGACCCATGACTGACTTCGTGATGCACAGCATGGCCGACGTCAATCGGCTGCTTGGCCACCTGCAAGCCCAGGACTTCACCAAGCCCAAGAAGATCGTCATCAAGGACCAGGACCGCAGCGGCGAGCAGAACAAGAAGCTCCACGCCTGCCTGAGCGATATAGCCAAGCAAGTGGAGCACGCCGGCAAGAAGTGGGACGTCCTGATCTGGAAGCGCCTCCTGACGGCCGCCTGGCTGCGTGAGGCGGGCGAACAGCCTCAGCTGATACCAGCACTCGACGGCAACGGTTTCGACGTCGTGTACGAGCGCACAAGCCAGCTCAGCGTGAAGCAGTGCGCGAGCCTGCTGGAGTGGATTCAGGCGTTTGGCGCTGAGCACCAGGTGCGTTGGAGCCAGAAGGACTTGTGGGAGGAGCGCTACTGATGAGCCATCAATTCAAACCAGGAGACCTGGCACTGATCGTCGGCGCCTTCAACGTAACAAGCAACATCGGCCAAGTGTGCGAACTGATCGAGCGCCTTCCCAATGATTCCATCAGCACTTGGGTTGATCCCAGCGATGGATGCCGTATCCAAAACACCGCAGGCGCTCCAGCATGGCTTGTCACCGGCGATGGCTTGGCGTCGTGGTGCGGCGGTATCGGGTGGGTTCTTGCTGTCGAGCGCCATTTGATGCCGCTGCACGGCGACTTCGAACCCGAGCAGCAGAAATCCAAGGAGGCCGAGCCGTGCGCGTAGCTCTCAACGAAGTGAAGCAGAAGACCTGCAAGGCCTGCGGTACGAAGTTCCGCCCATCGCTGTCGACGCAGAAGGCTTGCGGCGTGCATTGCGCACTTGAGCTGGCCAAAAAGCCAGAGAATCAGGCAGTGGCGCGGAAGGCGATCGCCCAGCGTGAGCGCCGCGACGTCCAGGTGCGCAAGCAGAAGCTCAAGAGCCGGGCCGACTACGTGCGTGAAGCCCAGACGGTATTCAACCAGTGGGTTCGCCTGCGCGATGAAGCGCAACCATGCATCAGCTGCGGCCGGCACCACCAGGGCAAGTACGACGCCGGGCACTACCGCACCGTAGGCGGCAACCCGGAGCTGCGCTTCGAGCCGCTCAACTGCCACAAGCAGTGCGTGCCCTGTAACCAGCACAAGTCTGGCGACATCGTGAACTACCGGATCAACCTGGTGCAGCGCATCGGTGCCGACCGGGTTGCGTGGCTGGAAGGGCCTCATGAGGCCCAGCGCTACACCATCGACGACCTCAAGGCCATCAAGGCCGAGTACCGCGACAAGATCAAGCAGCTGAAGGAGAAGACGGCATGAACTGGACAACAATCGACAGCGCCCAGCTGCTGGCTCTGGGTATTTTCGTCATCGCTGGCTACTGCATCGTGCGGGGAATGGTGGTCAAGGCGCGGCGCAAGCGCGAGGAGGGCGGCCCATGCAACTGAACAGCGCGCGTCAGTCCTGGCACGACTGCCTGTACAACCCATGGGACAGCCAAGGCGTGTTCATCGAGCAGCTCGGCCTGCTGGGCACCATGGTTCAGACCACCGAGAAGCAGCGGAAGGCGAATCACGCGGTGCACCAGGCTCTGGCTGGCGGGGTGCAAGCGGCGATCTTCAAGCTTCCCGGAAGCCTCCGCGCCTTTGGCAACTTCATGTATGCCCCGAGCTGCAGCGATGACGAGCGCGAGATGGCTGAGGAGGTGATCTTCGGCATGGCCATGGCCAGGTCGGGACGCATGACTGCGGCAAAGCGTGAGCGCTGCGAGTTCGTCACCAAGGGCGTCATGTTCCGGTACCGCCGCATGCACCAAGGCGGGCAGTCATCGGCTCAGGATCCATTTGCCAGCCCGGAGTGGTTCAAGCGCTGGATCGACGAGACCTATGGGGTGGCCTTGCCTTCCTGCGCCTGGGCCCGTGATTGGGAGCCATTTGTGCTGATCTGCTTCGAGGTTTGCGAGGATCTGGACAAGCGTGCTCTGTCGCCGGTGGCAGCCGCAATTTACGAAATGAAGGAGGCCGCTTGAGGGCCTATTGCGTTCCCGCACGCGTAGTGGCACTATTTGTCCATTGTTAAAGTTTTGCCTAAGGCAAACATCACCCAGAACCCGGCCCTCGTGCCGGGTTTTTGTTTTCAGTCCTCGGAGTTCACGGGTTAAGCTTTACATGGCGTATTTGGTGGCAGGTTCTGATTTTTGGTGGATAGTTTAATTTTTTGCTTGTTTCATTGAGCCCGCAAGGGTAGTCTTGCTTCGCTCTCAGCAGAGCACAACCCATCATTCATCTCGGATGCTCAGCATGACCCCAAACCTCATTTCCGCGCAGCACACCGCTAAGGAATCTCCGAACAAGCCTTCAGTTATGCGAGAATCCCCGCAACACCTGATCCGAGCCGCCCATGAGCCAGATGAGCTTTTCCGACTTTGAGTACGCCGGCAAGCGCAAGCAAACCCGCCGAGAGCGCTTCCTCGCCGAAATGAATCAGGTGGTGCCCTGGGCAGGCCTGCTGGAGCTGATCGAACCGTTCTACCCCAAGGCCGGCGGCGGTAGAAAACCCTATCCTCTGGAAACCATGCTGCGCATCCATCTGTTGCAGAACTGGTTCTCCCTGAGCGACCCGGCCATGGAAGAAGCGCTCTACGAAATCACGCCCATGCGCCAGTTCGCACGCCTGACGCTGAGCGCGCCAATCCCCGAAGACACCACGATCATGAACTTCCGGCACTTGCTGGAGAAGCATCAGCTCGCACCGGCAATCCTTGCGGTCATCAATGGTTATCTGCAGGAAAAAGGCCTGTCGCTGCGCCAAGGCACCATCGTCGATGCCACCATTATTCATGCCCCCAGCTCGACCAAAAATAAAGAAGGCAAGCGTGATCCCGAGATGCACCAGACCAAGAAAGGCGGTCAGTATTTCTTCGGGATGAAGGCGCACATCGGTGCCGATGTCGAGTCCGGCCTGGTGCATCACGTCCATGGCACCGCTGCCAATGTGGCCGATGTCACGCAGGTGGCTGAACTGCTGCATGGCGAAGAAAACGCCGTGTATGCAGATGCCGGTTACACCGGTGTCGAAAGGCGCGAAGAGCATGAAAATCGGGGGGTGATCTGGCAGATTGCAGCGCGTCGCAGCACCTATTCCAAGCTGAACCAGCGCAGCGTACTGTACAAAGCCAAGCGCAAGATCGAGTTCTGCAAGGCTCAGACACGGGCCAAGGTCGAGCATCCGTTTCGCGTGATCAAGCGGCAGTTTGGTTACGTGAAAGTACGTTTTCGTGGGCTGATGAAAAACACGGCTCAGTTGACCACGCTGTTCGCCCTGGCAAACCTGTGGAGGGTTCGAAAACAGCTCATGGGTATGGGTGAGGTTCGCGTTTAACACGGAGAACCGGTCGAAAAAGCTCTCCGTACATGATTTTTCGGTCACTTTTCGTCCAATGACGCTGTAGGTGCCTGGAAAATTGCAACTTGCCGCGGCTGCACGACAAGTTGATCGGAGCATCCCTAAGGCTATCCTCATCAATCTCTCGATATACAGCGAGATTAAGGGGAAAGAAATTTCTCGATTCCGAATTTCTCGCGATTCCCTAAAGCGGGCTTCAAATCGAAAAGCGCTCCGCGAATCCTTTGTTGCAGACGTGATTGATCATCTGGCTCAGCTGAACTGGAGTTGCGTTGATCGAGGAACGATGGCGTCCAATAATGAACTGGCGTTCATTCAGACGCCGAAAATCGAGGCCTGGCCCCGCCTGGGCGTAAGTAGGGTTCTTAAGCTGGTCCGAGCGAAGCGGCCGCTTGATGACGTTGAAAGTGCTATCGATGAAGAATACGAAGAGCATTACCCAGAGCAAGAGGACGACATCCTTGCTCTAGAAGACTAATCAAATCAGAACCCCGCAGTCAGCGGGGTTTTGTTTTATTGCAGAAGGCCTAAGTAGCCCGAAGGATGGAGTAACCAATGGACCCGACCGACCTCGGCCCAGGCACAGCTACCTGGCTGGGCGGAACGGGCACCGTATTGCTGGGCGGCTTCCTTTGGTTGCGCAAGTTCCTGTCGAGGGACGCCGCTGACCGCGCCATGGACAATGCCGACATCGGCACCGTGCGACGCTTGAATGAGCTGCTCGACTCTGAGCGCGAGGCACGCAAGCTTGCCGAGGCCCGCGCCGACCAGTTCGCCAAAGAACGCAACGATCTTGCCGCAACCGTTGGCCGCATGGAGGGGAAGATCGAAGCCCTGACCAGCCAAGTCGCTAACCTCACCGAGCGTGTCACCCTTCAGAGCGACGAGATCGCCCGACTCCGCTTGAAGCTGGGAGGTACCACGTGATGGACAAATGCGCGATTCAGTTCATGGCCCGCCACTGGTGGCGCCGCATTGAGGTCTGGTTCATCGCTCTGTTGCTGGTCACTGGCGGCATGTTCATGGGCTACCAAGTCGGACAGTGGGCACTGACTGAGACCTACCAGCGGCAGCTGACTGAGATCCGGTCCGCTTACGACGAGGCCACCAAGCAGCGCGATCACCGGTTGGACGAGCTTACCCGCAAAGCGGGCAGTGCCGCCGAGAAGGCTACCAAGGCAGCGGCTACGGCAACCGAGGCGATAGATAAGGCTGATGAAGCTCTCAACCGCGTGCCGCCCAGTTGAATTGTATGCGGTCATCTAAGCTCGCGCGTTGGGCTACAATCGTCACTTCCACAATGGAGGTGTGCAAATGATTAGCAAGCTGGATTCGGATCAAAGAATGTTGGTTTTACGTGCCCACGAGCGGCTTAAGCAAGCGCAGTTGTGTATAGGTATCGTAGAGCAGACGCTTCAGGAGTCGTTCGCGAAAGCGAGCGAGCGCAGCACATTTTGTGCCTCTTTTGTCCCTTCAAGCAACGGAGGGAATGCAGCGTTCAACACTGATTTCGGTAACGGTCGTGCAATCAGCGTAAATGCGATAATCAAAGGGAAGGTTGTAGTTCGCTACGTCTTCGAGAAAGAAGCGACTGACCCATTTGGCAGCAAGTTTTATGTCCCATTAGGTGAAATTTGGGTTGATGAGGGTGGCCGCGTCGCAGCTGAAGATGGGGAGCAGTTGGCTGACCTCGACAGCCCAGACGATGATAAGACCTATAAGGCAATCGCTGAATTAGGCTTGGCTCTTATATATGCCTGCGCGCTCGAAAAGCACCATGTCGCCTAGATAGAAATACGTGGGTCTGCCGACGCTTGAGTGCAGCGTGTGCAACTGGTTGAGCTGGTCCGCGCCACGAAATCGACATGCGTCTATTTATGGCGCGGGAGTGAGTATGAGCAGACCAACCCCTTCGGCTGATCTGCTCGAACAAGTCTTCTTGACCCTGAGCCCAGCTCCTGAAGTGTGGGGATGGATCAACACTGAGATCCTGGCCGATACCGGAAGCCTGCATAACCCCGATCATGCCCACCTGCTTGATGTGAACATCGGCGTGCTCTGGGCTTCTACTGGCTTCGCTAAGCAGGGTCGGGTAGTACTTGGCCAAGCCGAGCAGCTGATGTTCCGTGTTGGTGGCTGGCAGAAGGCTCGGCAAGAGCAGCAGATGCGTGAGTGGTTCGGCGAGGAGCCGAGCTACCTCATCACGCTGGCTGCCGACTACTGCGCCCAGTGCACTGATGCCGAGTTCTGCGCCCTGGTCGAGCACGAGCTGTACCACATCGCCCAGGCGACCGATGAGTACGGAGCACCCAAGTTCACCCAGGAGGGGTTGCCCAAGCTCTACTTGCGCGGACACGACGTGGAAGAGTTCGTCGGGGTGGTGAGGCGCTACGGTGCCAGCGAGGAAGTACAGCAGCTGATCGACGCTGCAAGTCGGCCGCCTGAGGTGGCCAAGATCAACATTTCGAGGGCCTGCGGAACCTGTCTGCTCAAGTCGGCGTGATCCTTGACAGCCCTTGACGGAACCCAAATCTATGGCAGCCCTGAAAAATGAGGTGAAGGCCTTCATCGTTCAGGCTCTAGCCTGCTTCGATACACCGAGTCAGGTGTCGCAGGCCGTCAAGGACCAGTACGGGGTGGAGGTATCTCGCCAGTTGTGTGAGAGGTACGACCCGACGAAGTATTCCGGGCGCGACCTGGCGCAGAAGTGGAAAGATTACTTTCACGAGTGCAGGACCCGGTTCAGAGAGGAAACCAGCGACATCCCGATCGCCAACCGGGCATACAGGTTGCGCGGTCTGAGCAGGATGGCTGAGAAGGCTGAGAACATGCGCAACCTCGCTTTGACTGCCCAGCTTTACGAGCAGGCGGCCAAGGAGTGCGGCGACATGTATGTCAACCGCAAGATCGAACCCGACAAGCCCCTGGGCTCCCAGGCGGACCAGCAGCACGCCGTTGCTGAGTACAAGCTGGAGCCAGACGAAGGTGTCCCGACTACCCCGTACCTATGACCCCCCGGTTAAGCTGACGCCGAAGCAGGCCAACATCTACTGCTGGGGTTTCCAGCCCGAGGCGCGCTTCCGTGACGCGGTGTGCGGGCGGCGATTCGGCAAGACCTTCCTCGGCAAGGCTGAGATGCGCCGCGCCGCCCGACTGGCTGCGGAGTGGGGCGTGAGCGTCGAGGACGAGATTTGGTATGGCGCGCCGACGTTCAAGCAGGCAAAGCGGGTGTTCTGGCGACGCCTCAAGCAGGCAATCCCCGAGGCATGGCGCGCAGCCCGGCCGAACGAGACGGAGTGCTCGATCACCCTCAAGTCCGGCCACATCATGCGTGTGGTCGGCCTGGACAACTACGACAACCTGCGAGGCTCGGGCCTGTTCTTCGTCCTGGTGGACGAATGGGCGGACTGCCCGTGGGCAGCCTGGGAGGAAGTGCTGCGACCCATGCTCTCGACCTGCCAGTACACGATTCCCCAGACCGGAAAGTCGCGCAAAGGCGGGCACGCGCTGCGGATCGGCACTCCGAAGGGTTTCAATCACTGCTACGACACATACCGGGACGGTCAGCCCGGCGGTGAGCCAGATCACAAGAGTTGGCAATACACCTCGCTGCAAGGCGGCAACGTTCCGGCCGAGGAGTTGGACGCCGCCCGGCGCAAGATGGATCCGCGCACGTTCCGCCAGGAATACGAGGCCGGGTTCGAGAACTATGCCGGCGTCGTCTACTACACCTTCGACCGGGCAGAGTGCCGCACCAGCGAGCGCATCAAACCGGGTGAGGCCATACACATCGGCATGGACTTCAACGTCATGAAGATGGCCGCGGTTGTGTACGTGGTCCGGGATGGCTTGCCGATGGCTCTGGACGAGTTCCACTCGGTGCGCGATACGCCTGAGATGATCGAGAAGATCAAGGTGCGTTTCTCGGGTCACAGCGTTTCCGTGTACCCGGACGCCAGCGGCCAGAACACTAGCAGCAAGAACGCCAGCGAGTCGGACCTGTCGCTGCTCAAGAAAGCCGGCTTCACCGTCGTGGTCGACTCACAGAACCCCGGCGTGAAGGACCGTATCAACGCGGTCAACGCCATGTTCCTCAACACCTACGGGGAGCGGCGCATGAAGGTCAACATCGACCAATGCCCGCAGCTAACCCAGTGCCTGGAGCGGCAGACGTACACCGACAAGGGCGAGCCGGACAAAGACCCCAAGAAGGGCCACGACCACATGAACGACGCCGCCGGCTACTTCATCGCCAAGCGGTTCCCGATCAAGACTCAGTCCGCCGGCACCCGCCGCATCGGAGGTTTGGCGTAATGCCTGTTCAATCCACCAACCCAGACTACGACGCTCACATCGAAGAGTGGCGGATGATGGACGACGCCCTGGAGGGCGAGGGCGCCATCAAGCGCAGCCCCCGCAATCTGCCCAAGCCCGGCGGCATGACCGAGGCCGAGAAGCTGGACGGCGCCGGCAATGCCTACCTTTACCGGAACTACACCGACCGGGCCCAATACGAGCACTGGGTGCGGGATTCGCTGCGCTCGATGATGGGGCTGGTCTCCCGGCTGATCCCCGAGGTGAACCTGCCATCGGGACTGAAGGGCCTGGAGGACAACGCCACGGCGGATGGCTTCGGCCTGACCCAGCTGTTCCTGCGGATCGTGCGCCAGGCCATTTCCCATGGCCGTGTGCCTCTGGTGGTCAACATCGACGATGCGGGCCAGCCGTACTTCGCCACGTACGCGGTGCGCAACGCCATCAACTGGGACACTGCCGACCAAGGCGGCCGTCAGGACCTGGTGCTGTCGGTTTTCCGTGAATTCAGGCGCAAGGAGCAGGATCGCTACAGCCACGAATGCGAGACGGTCTACCGCGAGTTCTACATGGACGGGGCGGTCTGCCGCACCGGCGTGCGAAACGAGGCCGGCGAGCTGATCGAGGACGACCGCCCGCTGGGAACCGTCGACGGCAGCAACAACCTGGTGCGCGGTCTCGGCTACATCCCGGTCATCTATTGCGGTTCGACCGACAACTCTCCCGACGTGGACGAGATCCCACTGCTGACCATGGCAAGGGCCGCGCTGAAGTCCTACCAGCTGAGCGCTGATTACTTCACCGCGCTGCACCAGACCAGCCACCCGCAGCCATGGGTGTCCGGCCTGGACGAGAGCGTAGAGCTGAGCGTAACCGGGCCATCTGCGGCCTGGGACCTGGGCCCCAAAGGGTCGTGCGGTTACCTGGAGTTCCAAGGCGCCGGCATCCAGGCTGTGCGCACGGCGATGGAAGATCAGAAGAACGCCGCGCTCGAAGCCGGCGCGAAGGTTATGGACGTCTCGGGCACCGAATCGGGCGAGGCCCGCAAAACCCGCCAGAACGACCAGCACGCCACGCTGCACAGCATCGTAATTACCGCCGCAGAGGCCATCGAGCAGGCCCTGCGGTACGCCGCAGAGTGGACCGGCTTCAACCCTGACGAGGTGGTCTTCACGGTCAAGCCTGAGTTCGTGATCCCTGAGGTCGATGCCCAGGTGCTGGCCGAGCTGCAGAAGAGCGTCATGGCCGGCACCATCAGCGCCGAGACTTACTGGCAGTACCTCACCACCGGCAAGCTGCCTGAGCATCCGTACGACGAAGAGGCCGAACTGATCGGCGACGACCACGGCGCGGGCGGCGTCAACTTGGACAAAGACGATGGCGACGAAACCGGAGCAAACGGCGGACGAGAAGCTGCTGGAGCAGGTAAGCCGCCACTCGGTACTGCTTGAGCGTCTCAAGGCGGGCGAGATCAAGAAGTTCGAGAGCTACCTGCGCCGGGCTGACAGCCATGTCCGCGACCAGCTCACCCGCAAGGAGCTGACCACATACGGCCGGAGCCGGCTGGAAGAGTTCCTGGGGCGTGTTGGCGGCAAGCTGCTGGAAATCTACAAGGCCTTCAGCGACAGGATGCAGTCCGACCTGGTGGACATCGCGCAGTACGAGGCAGCGTTCGAAGGCCGCAGCCTGGCCAAGGCGCTGCTGATCGATGCGGCGATGCCGGCAGACTCGTTGCTCAGGGCCGCAATCAACACGCAACCCCTGCAGGTGGCTGGGGTCTATGGCGGCAAGCTGTTGAAGCCCTTCCTGAGCGGCTGGACCCGCACCGAGTCGGACCGGGTAACCAACGCCATCCGGATGGGAGTCGTGCAGGGCCAGACCAACGCCGAGATCACCCAGGCCATTCGCGGCACCGCGGCGCAGAATTTCACAGACGGCGTGCTGGCAGTCACGAACCGAAGCGCCCGGGCAGTCGTCCAGACCGCAGTCCAGCATGTGGCCACTACGGCGCGCTTGGAAACGCTCAAGGCGAATGCCGAGGTGGTGCTGGGATATCGGATCGTCGCCACCCTGGATCGTAAGACCAGCGTGCAGTGCCGGAGCCTAGATGGTCGCGAGTTCGAGATGGGAAAAGGGCCTGTGCCCCCGTTCCACATCCACTGCCGAACCACAATCACACCGATCACCAGATTGTCGGCACTGTTCGGGCAGGGCGCCACCCGGGCGTCGGTAGGCGCAAACGGAGGCGAGCAGGTTTCGGCAAGCCTTAGCTACTACCAGTGGCTCAAAACGCAGCCAGCGACGTTTCAAGATGTGGCACTGGGGCCGGTGCGCGGGAAGCTGTTCCGCGATGGTGGACTGACGGCCGAGCGGTTCGCTGCGCTGCAGCTAGACAAAAACTTCAAGCCGCTGACGCTGGACCAGCTCAAGGAACTGGAGCCTCTGGCATTTGAAAGAGCCAAACTATAGATTCGCCACTCGTCTTATTGAGAATGGTGGCAGGATGTCTGGGTATCGAGAGTTGCAGGTAGCTTACGAAAACAACCATGTGGTTACAGTTCAGCGCCGTGAGCTGACGCGCGACGCGTTACTCGGGCTGCGATACGCTCTGCTCGATCGCCTCGGGATCGGCAATAGAATCTCAGAGGTTGTTGCGATCAAGGCGCGAGATGGTGGGGATCTGTATCCGTATTTAGCAGCTCTGGAGATAGGCGATGTTCTCTGGGCACGAGGAGAAATTTCCATGGAGGGTATCTCTGACGCGCCTTCGACACGATTTATGTTTGATCTAAGTGTTTCATATCGACAGGAACGGATCGTGGTTGAAGTAGCCGGCTTAGAGGCGCAAGTGATCAATGCAAATATCGATTTACACACCTTAGCCAACTCTATTTTTGAACAGGTCCTGCGCAAGCTCAGTACGTATTGAGCCATCCCTATCGCGACTCGGAACCCCGCTAAGTGCGGGGTTTTTTTATGCCCGCCAGGCGGGCCACTCAATCCCCAGGGGATAACCAAATGCCTTTTGACTTCGACCCGGCCGCCCACGGCCTTACCCTCGACGAAACCCAAACCGCTGCGCTGAAGGCAGCGCTGGGCGGCGAGGTGCAGAAATTCCTGGACGGCGAGGTCTCGGGCCTCAAGTCCAAAAATACCGAGCTGATCGGCTCCAACAAGGCCATCAAGACCGAACTGGACAAGCTGAAAGGTCAGTTCGACGGCCTGGACATCGAAGCGGTCAAGGATCTGCTGGCAAAGGCCGGCCAGGACGAAGAGACCAAGCTGATCGCCGAGGGCAAGCTGGACGAGGTGATCAGTCGCCGAACCGAGCGCCTGCGCACCGACCTGGACAAGCAGGTTAAGGCCGCCAACGAGCGTGCGGACAAGGCCGAGGCCTTCGCTGCCAAGTACAGCGATAAGGTGCTGGCTGACTCCATCCGCGCTGCCGCCATTAAGGCCGGCGCGCTGCCCGAGGCTGCCGAGGACATCATCCTCCGCGCCCGCGGCACCTTCAAATTGAGCGATGACGGCGAGCCCGTTGCCACCGACCGTGCCGGCGAAGTCGTGTATGGGAAGGACGGCAAGACCCCGCTGTCTCCCCTCGAATGGGCGGAATCCCTGCGCGAAACCGCAACCCACCTGTGGCCAAGGGCTCAGGGTGCCGGGCAGACCGGCGACAACGGTGGCAAGGCCACGAAGAAATGGGGCGAGTACACCGAGACCGAGCGTGCTGCGATGGCTCGTGACAACCCCGAAGCATTCAAGAAACTCCAAGCCACCCGAGGAACCTAACTTATGCCAACCACCCAACTGTCGGACATCTTCGTTTCCGACTACTACGGCACCCTGGAGCCGGTGAACTCCCCCGAGAAGACCGCCGTCTTCGAGTCGGGCATCGTGACCCGCTCGGCAACCCTGGACGGCATCGCCAAGAACGGCCAGGGCACGTCCGAAATCAGCTACTGGCAAGATCTCGACGCCGACGAGGCGCCGAACATATCCAACGACAACCCTGATGACCTGGGCGAGGTCGGCAAGGCAGAGCAGGGCAGCATGCGTGCTCGAACGCTGTACCTCAACAAAGGCTATGGCGTCGCTGACCTCACTGCTGAGCTGGCGAACTCCGAGCCTCAGCAGCATATCCGAAACCGCTTCGGCACCTACTGGACCCGCCAGTGGCAGCGTTACTTGCTGGGCTCAGCCCGCGGTGTGATCGCTTCCAATATTGCCAACAACGGCGGCGATATGGTCAAGGACTCCGGTGCGTCGATCAGCGCAAACGCCTTCCAGGACGCTGCCTTCACCGCTGGTGATGCTGCTGACATGTTCGCTGCCATCGGCGTCCACTCGGTGGTCATGAATCAGATGGTCAAGCAGGACATGATCGAGTACCTGCGCGACTCCCAGGGCAAGATCATCCTGGCCACCTATCTTGGCAAGCCAGTCTTCATGGATGACAGCCTGACCTACGCGCCAGGCCAGTTCCTGTCTGTCTTCTTCGGCCAGGGTGCATTCGGCTACGGCGAGGGGTCGCCAACTGTGCCGGTCGAGCTGGAGCGGAAACCCGGCGGCGGTAACGGTGGTGGTGCCGAGGTCTTGTGGGAGCGCAAGACTTTCATCCTGCAGCCAGCCGGATTCAGCTGGAAGGGTAGCGAGAACTTGAACCTCAGCCCGACTGCCGTCCAGTACGCCAATGCCGCCAATTGGCAGCGCGTCTTCGACCGCAAGCAGGTTCCGTTCGCCGCGGTCATCAGCGGCACCGCCACTCCTTGACCCATGATGCGGGGCGCCGGCCTGGCGCCCTGCGCAGGAGATAACCATGAAAGTCATCTACACCAACACCCCGGGCAACGAGCGCGGCACTTGCTATCGCCGCCTGGACCAGTTCTTCGGCGTGATCGACGGCGCTACCTCGGTGTCCGTGCACGGCGATGCCCCGCACATCGGCGAGGCGTACCAGCGCCAGGGCATCAGCGTGAGCGAGATCGAGGAAGGTCTGCGCTTGGATGGACCGACCGTCGCTCAGTGGGTGGCGGAGGGTTACAAGGCGTCGACCTATCCACCGAACGGCTACGCCTCGCTCAGCAGCCAAGCGGAGATCGACAAGGCGATCAAGGAGGAGGGCGGCGTTGATCCCGAGACCGATCCTCACAAGATGAAGGTCCCTGAGCTCAAAGAGTGGCTGACGGCCCAGGGCATCACCTTCGATCCAGCCCTCAACAAGCCCGATCTGCAGGCACTGATCCCGTCGAAGGAATAAGCCATGACCGACTTCATCGCCGTCGCTGATGTTGACCAGAGGCTCGGGCAAGGCTGGGCAGGCAGCGGTGATGCGGTCCTTGCCGTGGCCATGGCCAATGCCTGGCTCACGGCCAAGATCAAGCGGACAGTGCCAGAACCGGCGCCGGACGCCATCGTGAGTGCCGGCGCGCAAGTCGCCAAGCTAGCTGCGGCCGGGCAGCTTTACAAGGACACTCAGCGCGAAGTGCAGAGCAAGACCGTGTCGGCCCAGTCCGGTACCTCGACCAGCAAGACCTATGTCGCTGGCTCCGTGGACCGCACGACTGGCGAGAACTTCGCCCTTGACCTCATCGCCCCTTGGACCCGCCGCTCCGGCACCGTGATGCTCAAGAGGATCTGACCCATGGGCATGCGCGAAGAACTTCAGGCCGAGCTGTCGGAAGCGTTCGATGATCCGGACGGCCTAGCAGACACGGTGAAGCCTGTTGCAGGGAGTCGCACAGTCAAGGGCGGATATGACCCAGAGATCGGCGGCACCGTCCCGGCCTCAACCTTCCATTACGCTGGGCGTGGTGTGTTCGGTAGCTACCTGGCCAAGGAAATCGACGGCTCGCGTATTCAGACCGAGGACGTGAAGCTGCTGGTGCTTCAGAACGAACTGTTCGAGGGGCAGGCCGGTGCTCTCACCGGCGTCCCGGCGGCGCCCAAGATCGGCGACCAGGTGAGCGGCTACCGCGCACTTAACGTATCCGAGGACCCAGCCCAGGCCACTTGGACCATCCAGCTGAGCAAGTGATATGGCGCGCGGTTCCCATATGGCCCAGCGATACGGCGGGCAGCAGGGCGGTTTCGCTGAGGCCATACGGGCCTTCGTAGAACAGGCGGAGCAAGCCCTGGACGCGACCTTCCGCGAAATCGTGATCGAGATCGGCAGCAGCGTCATCCGCATGTCACCGGTAGGCAACCCGGAGCTATGGGCAGCCAACGTGGCTCACCGGGCCAAGGCCAACAGGGCTGCTGACGACTATGACTTCAAGGTCGCGGTGCGGAACACGCTGATCAACTTGAATCAGGACAATCTCACCAAGACCGGCAGGCTGCGCAAGGGTGTGAAGTACGCCAAGCCCCTCACCAAGACCGAGCGCGAGCAGAACTTCGCTGTGAACGGCCTGGTTGCCGGCCAGGGATACGTTGGCGGGCGGTTCCGGGGTAACTGGCAGTTCTCCATCGATTCACCAGCTACCGACGAACTCGATCGCATCGACCCGTCGGGCAGCGAAGCCATTATCGCGCTCATCAGCCAGGTGCAGGCGCTGACCATCGGCCAGACGGCCTACATCGTGAACAATTTGGCGTACGCGGTCCCTTTGGAATACGGCCACTCAACCCAGGCGCCGGCCGGCATGGTCCGCGTAACCCTGGCCAACTTCCAACGCATCGTCGACGAAGCCATCAGGAATAACAGCGTATGAGCCATGCACGAGCCCGCCAGGCCATCGAGATCAACCTGATGGCCTGGGCTACGGCGCGCCCGATCCGTGTCGCGAACTTCGAGCAAGAATTTGCTGCCCTGCCGGGCGAAACCTACCTGCAGGCATACCTGCTGCCGGGTGCCACCACCTGCAACTACCTCGGCGGCGACGCCTACGAGTACACCGGCGTGTACCAGGTCAGCATCACTTGCCCGGCGGGCCAGGCCCTGGCGACTGCCGAAGAGCTGGTCGACGAGCTCAGCGCCCTGTTCCGGGTTGATTCTGAGCTAATCCGCAACGGCTTCGAGGGCATGGTCACCGAGCCAGTTGACCAAGGCCCAACCATCACCGAGTCGGCGACCTACACGATCCCGGCCAGCTTCACCTACCGCGGTATCGCGGACCAATCGCCCGCTGGGGCATAACCAACCGCCGCCCGGCGGGCAACAACGAGGAAATACTCCATGGCCGCAAAATTCCCGCTGCCGAACGGTGCCGTGCTGGAAATCGCCAGCGTACTCGCCGCTGCCGTTGCCTTCACTGCTCTGACCAATGCTGCGCCGCCTGTGGCCAGCGCGGCAGGACACACCATCAAGAACGGCGATGTCCTTGTGGTCAGCTCCGGTTGGTCGCTGATCAATGACCGTGCTGTCCGCGCGGCCAGTGTCGCCGCCGACAAGTTCTCGCTGGCTGGCCTGAACACCACCAACGCCGAAAAATACACTGCAGGTGCAGGACTGGGATCTGTGATCCCAGTGACCAACTGGGCCCAGATCTCGAAAGTCACTGCCTTCACTTCCTCCGGCGGCGAGCAGCAGTACCTCACTGTGGGGTATCTGGAGGACGACGACGATCGCCAGTTCCCCACCAACCGCAACCCCATCACACTTTCGATCACCGTCGAGGATCAGCCTGCCGCAGCCTATGTTGGGCTGGTCGAGGCCTACGGCGATAGCAAGGAACTGACCGTGGTGCGCCTGAAGTTGCCAAATGGCGACCAGATCCTCTACCCGGGCTACGTGAGCATCACCACCACCCCAACGATGGAACGTAACAACCTCATGACCCGTACCATCAGCATCGCGCTGTCGGGTCGTCCGGTCCGTTACCTGGCCGGCGTGTAAGGAGCACTCATGGCGAAGATCAAGATTGCCCAGAGCCCGACGTTCACCGCCGAGGTTCAGGTGCCGCGTATCGGCGGTGAGTCGGTGCCTGTGGCGTTTCAGTTCCGCTACATGGACCGCATAACCCTTGCCGGCATGTTCGACCGCTGGAACAAAGCGCGCGATGCTTGGGCGGAGAAGGCCAAGAGCGACGGCGCAACCTGGGAAGAGGTGACCGCTGGCGAAATCACCCTGCAGGCCGAGCAACTGGGTGAGATCGTTACCGGCTGGGACCTGGAGGACAAGTTCAGCCAAAAAGCGATCCTCGAGCTGGTGCGCACCTGCACCGGCGCACCGAAGGCAGTGACCGACGCCTTCCAAGCTGCATACAGCCCGGCCCGATTGGGAAACTGAGGGCGGCGGCCCGGGCCTGTTACGAGCGCGGCCCATCTGCGGAGCAACTGGCCCCGCTGGGGCTGACCCTGGCGGACATCCCTGTAGAGGAAGTGGAGGTTTGGCCAGACGCCTGGCCTGCCTTCCGCCTGTTCGACGCAATGGGCACGCAGTGGCGGGTAGGGCCTGGCGGGCCATCTGGCCTGGACTACACCGCCATCCCCGCAACAGCATCGATGCTCGGGATCAAGCGCCGCGACCTCACCGACATTTTCCCCGATCTCCGCGTAATGGAGGTTGAGGCCTTGGCCGTCATGGCCGAATCCATGGAGTAGATCATGACCACCATTGCCTCTCTCGGTCTTCAGATCGACTCCGGCGATGCTGTCGAGGCCAAGGATAACCTCGACCAGCTGACGGACGCTGGCAAGCGCAGCGAGGAGTCGGCTGGACGAACTGGGCGCGCCTGGGAGACTGCCCTGGGCAGCCTACAGGGCGACACCCGCCAGATCGTCCAGGAGCTGCAGTCGCTTAACGCCAAGCAGGCCGAGCTGGCGCAGCAGATGGCCACCGTGGGGCGCGCTGTTACCAGCGCCTCAACGGCGTTCAGCAGTGCTGCAGCGAATATGGGTGCGTTTCGGACCGAGGCCGCGCAGGCGGGCAAGGTGCAGGAGGCGCTCACCAGTGCCACGGATGCCGGAGCCCAGGCCGGCCGGCGCGCTGCCGAATCTGCTGACGAGCAGCAAGCCAGAATTCTGGCCGTGGCCAAGGCCTCGCTTGAGGCAAGCCAGTACGTCCAGTCGCTGAACCGGGCGACAGAGCAAAGCGCCGAGGTCACTGCCCAGGCGAATGCCGTGCTGTCGGACAGTGCCAGCCGTCAGGCGGCCATTAACAGCCGAGCCCAGGCCCTCATCGCCACGGAGGAGCGCCAAGCGGAGGCGGCGAAGAGGGCCGCCGGCGCACATCGGGAAGAAGGCCAGGCGCTCGAGGAACTGCTGGGCAAGATTGATCCAACCGTCGCGGCCATGGGCCGGCTGGACCAGATGGAGCAGAAGCTGAAGGGCTTCCGTGCCAGTGGTGCGCTCGATGCGGAGACCTTCGGGGAATACCAGACGAAGATCGACCAGGCGCGCACCGCATTGGGCGGCGCCGATGTTGCGCTGAACAAGACGGGTATGTCGGCCAAGGCCACCGCAGCAGCACTGCGCGGCGTACCGGCCCAGTTCACCGATATCGTGGTGTCCTTGCAGGGTGGCCAGGCTCCGCTCCAAGTCTTACTGCAGCAGGGCGGGCAGCTCAAGGACATGTTCGGCGGCGTGGGCCCAGCCATTCAGGCGCTGGGCGGCTACGTCCTTGGCTTGGTGAACCCGTTCACCGTCGCAGCGGCGGCGGTCGGCGTGCTCGGATATGCTTACTACTCGGGCAGCGAAGAGGCGGTCGGTTTCCAGAAAGCGCTGATCACCACCGGCAACGCGGCCGGCACGACGTCGGACCGGATTTCCGGCATGGCGCGCGAGGTCGCCGCGACTGTCGGTACCACCGGCGCCGCGGCCGAGGTACTCACCCAGCTGGCCGGCAGTGGCAAGATCGCCGCTGGCAGCTTCGTCGAGATCACCGAAGCCGCTTTGGAGTGGCGCTCGGCGACCGGGAAGGCGGTAGAGGAAACAGTTGCCGAGTTCGTGAAGATCGGCAAAGACCCGGTGGCCGCCGCCAAAGATCTCAACGAGCAGTACAACTTCCTGACGGCTTCGACTTATTCGCAGATCGTTGCGCTGAAGGAGCAGGGCGACACCATCGGCGCCACCAAGCTGCTCACCGACACATACGTCGACACCATCAAGAATCGCAGCAAGGAGGTCACCGAGAACCTGTCCATCTGGGAGCGCGGATGGAAGGCCCTACGTGGCGAGGTTGCTGCCACGGTCGATTCGGTCAAGAACATTGGTCGAGACCAGGACATCGCGAGTCGGATCGTCGACCTGCAGCGCCAGGTCGCTGCGGCACAGAGCGCTGTGAATGCCGATGCCGACGACAGCGATGCTCAGAAGAAGCTCACCAACGCCAGCCTTGAGCTGAAGGGGTTGATCCAGCAGCGGGACACGCAGCAGGCGATAGCCAAGGCTCAGGAACTGGACGCTCAACGGCAACAGGCGGCCATCGTGGCGATCGGCAAGATCGACGCCCTGGAGAAATCCGCCAGGACCAACGCCGAGAAGCGGGCCGATGCACTGAAGGAGTACAACCAGTCTCTGGATGCGATTCGCAAGGTCAACCCAAATGATGAACGGCTCAAGCCTGAGACTATCGCCCGGGTGCGGGCCGACATCGCCAAGCAGTTCAAGGATACGGCCGGCCGGACAGGATCGGTCGACCTCTCAGGCTTCAACGACCAGAAGAACGCGCTGAGCGCCATCCTGGCCGAGTACAAGAATCATCAGAAAGAGCTGGATGCGGCGCAGAAGGCCGGGCTTATCTCACAGGAGTCGTATGCCGCCCAACGCGCTGCGATCATCGAGCAGCAGAAGGCCGAGGTCACGAACGCCTACGAGGCAGAGATCAAGGCGCTGGAGGAGGCCAAGGGGCGAAGCAGTACCAGCGCCCAGCAGCGAATCCAGCTGGACCAGAAGATCGCCGACGCCCGGGCTGCCATGGTGAAGGTGCAGAAGGATGCCGATACCGAGCTTTCGGTGCTCGCGACCAATGAGCAGGGCCGACTTGGCAAGCAGGCAAGGGCCGTGCAGATCTACACCGACGCCCTCGACCAGCAGGTCCTGGCGCTGAGGCTTCAGGGGCAGCGTGCCGCCGATGGCCTTGGGCTGAGTGACCGCGGGCGCGGCCTGCAGGATCAGCAGAACGGTATCACTGACCGCATCAACCAACAGCGCCTGGATCTGGCCAACCAGTACGGTGATGGCTCTCGCGGCATGAGCCTCGATGAGTACAACCAGAAGCTGGCGGCCCTGAACAAGACCGAGAAGGACCTGCAGGAAACCACCGTCGCCAACTACGACCAGATGAACGCCGCCCAAGGCGACTGGCGCAAGGGGGCATCTTCGGCCTTCCAGAATTACCTGGACCAGGCCCGGGATGTCGCCGGGCAGACGAGGTCCCTGTTCACGAATGCGTTCAGCTCGATGGAGGACGCGGTCGTGAACTTCGCCCTGACTGGCAAGTTTTCGTTCGCAGACTTCACCAAGTCGATCCTTGCCGATATGGCGCGCATTGCGACCCAGCAGGCTGCATCTGGGCTGCTGGGAGGCCTGGCGAGCTGGGGCGCCACTGCGGTATCCGCCTATTTTGGCGGTGGCGGGGGTAATGGTATGGAAGCCGGCTCGGCGGGCGCTGTTTCCTCCAACCTCGGAGCCTCCCAAGCTGGCTACTCGTCTGCGTACGGGTTCTCCGACGGCGGCTACACCGGTGCGGGCGGCAAATATGACCCTGCCGGCATAGTGCACGCCGGTGAGTTTGTACTGCGCCGTGAGGTTGTCAGCCAGCCTGGAATGCTTGATTACCTGTCCGCCCTCAATAGCCGCGGCTACGCAGACGGTGGCTTGGTATCGCCAATGCCGATCCCTCGGCAGGTTTCTGGACGATCACAGTCCAGCGCTTTCATCAACCTATCTGCCCCTGTGAGCCTGGTCATGGAGGACAGGAGCAACGAGGGCATGCAACTCGATCAAGCACTGCTCCAGCAAAACATGCAAAAGCAAATGCAGATGGCCGCCGAGAAGGCGGTCGCTGACTCATGGCGTCCAGGTGGCGTCAGTCATCGAAACACCAGCGGGAGGCGCTGATGGCCATCGAGAAATTCAGCTGGCCAACCCAGCGCGGGGAAACGCCGGAGATCAGCTACCGAACCCGCGAGTCACGCTTCGGCGGCGGGTACCGACAGGTCGTCGGCGACGGACCCAATAACAAGGAAGACAGCTACCCCATCACGGTTACCGGCACGAAGGCTCAGGTCCGCAAGGTAATGGAGTTCTTCGACCGGCACGGTGGCGCCAAGGCCTTTCTTTGGTCTACGCCGCTCGGTGATCTGGGGCTGTTTACCTGCAAGGATCCAAAGCCTACCCCGGTGGGTGGCGGGCGATTCAAGGTTGCCGCCACTTTCGAGCGGGCATTTCATCCGTAAGGAACTACCATGTCACTGATCAAGGACATCCAGACCTTGGAACCTGGCAGCGAGGTATTGCTGTTCGAGCTGGATGGCTCAGACTTCGGTGCCGACATCCTGCGCTTCCATGGCCATGGAATTCCGCATACCCCCGAAGAACTGGCGGCGGCCGGCGCGAACGCCGACCAGCTGCCTGCCAAGTCGATCTGGTGGCAGGGCAATGAATACGGCGCCTGGCCCATGCAGATCGACGGCATTGAGGCGAACTCGGACGGCACCGCCGTGCGGCCCACGCTGACGGTCGGTAACGTCAACGGCAGGATCACGGCGCTGTGCCTGGCCTTCGACAACCTGCTCGAGTTCAAACTGACCATCCGTCACACCATGGCGCGCTACTTGGACGCGGCAAACTTCCCCGCTGGCAACCCGGAGGCCGATCCGACCGAAGAAGCGATTGAGGTCTGGTACATCGACCAGAAGGTTTCGGAGAGCGGTACCACGGTTGCGTGGGAGCTGGCCAGCCCGGGTGATGTTGGCGGGGAGACGATCGGCCGGCAGATGACGCAGCTCTGTCACTGGGCAATGACTGCAGGCTACCGCGGCCCGAACTGCGGCTACACCGGCCCCTACTTCGACCTCGACGGCAATCCCACGGACGACCCGGCCAAGGACCAATGCAATGGCTGCCTGGACTCGGGCTGCATTGTTCGACACGGCCAGGGCAACCAACTGCCCTTCGGCGGCTTCCCGGCCGTTTCCCTGATTGCTCGGAGCTGACCATGCGTAAACACATTCTCGCCGCCGTGCAAGTGCACGCTGCGGCAGAGTACCCGCGCGAGTGTTGCGGATTGATCGTTGCCGATGGCCGAGCTCACCGTTATGTGGCGTGTGAGAACACCGCCACTGTGCCGGCCGAAGAATTTCGCATCTCGCCCGAGCAGTACGCGCTAGCCGAAGACCTCGGCCAGGTGATCGGCATCGTGCACTCCCATCCGGACGCCACCAGCAGGCCATCGCCGCGCGACTTAGCGATGTGCGAGGCCACCGGTTTGCCTTGGCACATCTTGTCGTGGCCAGAGGGCGACATGCGCAGCATTACACCTACTGGTCACACACCGCTGCTGGGACGTCCGTTCGTGCACGGTGCATGGGACTGCTGGCAGGTCTGTGCCGACTGGTACAAGCGGGAATGGGGGCTGGAGTTCCCAGCCTACGCCCGGGAGGAGGGGTGGTGGGAGCAGGAGGATGGCCCGAGCCTTTACGAGCAGGCCTACGAGGCCGCTGGGTTCTACCAAGTCAGCCAACCACAGCGTGGCGACATGATCGTCATGGCCGTTGGCCGTACCGCCCACCCGAACCACGCAGGTATCTACCTGGGCGCTGAAGCGCAGCTGCCAGAAGAGCATGTCCAGGTGTTCGGCCCCGGCCCCTTCATGCTGCACCACCTGCTCGGCAGGCCATCAGAAATCATCGTGTTCGGCGGGCCATGGCTCGACCGGACGCGCCTTGTTTTGCGTCATCGGGACGCGAAATGAAGCGGCCTAGCCGCAGGAGAGAACATGCAGAAGAATGATCCCTACAAGCCAGTCATCGTTTGGCGTAGACGTTTCGGGACTCCACCTAACCGCAAACCTGAGGTAGCGGACGTGCAGCAAGGGCATGCTGAATACTTACTTAGCGGCCCGTACCGCCTTTCCGAAGGCGGCAGGGTAGAGGTCATTGGCGGGGCGCTGTTGTGGACAGGAGCCTCAGCCTGAAGTCAGTCTAGGTGCATAAAGATTCGGGCAAGCCTGCCGTGGGCATTGCTATATGCGTAGTTGCCTACCTCGACAAGTGCATACTCTTTGCCTGCAGTATCGAACTCACGGAGAAGCTCTTTGAAAGGTTTCTCAGTCAGGAACGTGAAAAGCTCGCCGTCGTTATGCTGGAAAGATCCATCTGTCGAGACGACGCCACAGAGGTATCCAACCTCTTTGTGTTTCGTGATCAGCAGGTACGGAAAAATTGTTTGTCCAGGGTTCATCATTTGTCCTTAGAGCTCATCATGCCCCGGTCCATGGGCTTTCCGGCAACGGACCGGGGCGGTTCGTTGGAGGCATAACGCTACAACGGTGCAAGCCTCGCCGGTTACTGGCTTTCCATCCAGCCTCACCGACTGATGATTGTTCGGATATCCTGATTGCTCCGCCAATCAGGATCACGCGCATGGAAGTAGGCAAAATTTCGTTGGTCGATGTATTCACCCTGATGTTTGCATTGCTCAGCTTGGCGGTGGCCTGGCGGGCGCTCAGTAGGACGAAGTCGAATGAACTCTTCACGTTGAGGCAAAGCTTGGTGGTCAAGTCCGAGCAGGCCCGGACAGGCTGGTACCAGCTAAACCGGGAGAACGAATCATTGATCAAGCGTATTGACAGTTATTTCCGTAATCACCGGCCGCTAGCTCAAGAGCTTCTAGATTTCCTGAAGGGACAGCGCGAGCACCTAAAACAGTGCATCGCTGATTCTAGAGCGATGGCGGACGACATACATAAAAACGTCGATACATTCAGTGAGAAAAAATGTCGCACTTATTTAAGGGAAATAGACCCTGCCTTGGAGATCCTGGCTCGCAATCAGGGGATGGCTGAAAAACGGTTCGACGAGCTTCTAGCCCGCATCGATGAAGCATCAGCACACCAGAGTCGACCTTAGGCTTTCGGTGCCATGCTACATTCCCGCATTTAATGGGAGGGATCACATGCGAATTCTGATCGGCGCGATGGGGCTGGCTTTGCTGGCTGGGTGCGCATCTTCTGCAATCTCGGTCAATAAAGCGGAACCGGTACCGGCCGACGAGCTTTACGCCTACCAGGCAAAGCCTGTAGGAGACAGCGGAAGGCTCACTGTCGTTCGAGACGCTGGGTTCGTGGGATCTGGATGCGATGCGGTCGTCTATATCGATGGCGTGAAGGCAGCGAAAATCGGTACGGGGCAGCGGGCAACCTTCTTTCTTCCTGTAGGTAATCCTAACCTCGGGGTCGGATTCGCAGGCCAGGGCCTATGCATGGGGGTCGCAATTCGGACTATCACAGGCAGCGTAACGTCTGGCGCAGAGAGTACGTACAGCATTTCGGGAGACATGAACGGTATCTACATAGGACCGTACATCGATTACAAATGAATAGACCGCCTCCGGGCGGTTTTTTATTGCTCGGAGAAGAGTATGGCTGGCACAGCAGCACAAAAACAGCCTTTGACACTGATCAAACTGTCTGGGTCTCTAGCCCAAAAATTTGGTCGCACACACCGCCGACACATAGACAGCGGTCAGACATGGGAAGTCTTCAAGGCTCTCAAGGCCACGCTCGAAGGTTTCGAAACGGAGATCAGGCGTCTGGATCGGCTAGGCATGCGGTTCGCCATTTTCCGCAACCGCCGAAATGTAGGGATCGACGACCTTGGGCGCCGAGGCACTCAGGAAGTACGTATCGTGCCAGTAGTAGAGGGCAGTAAGCGAGGGGGAATATTGCAAACCGTACTTGCCGCAGTCTTGATAGTGGTAGGCGTGGTCACGCAGCAGTATTGGTTGGTTCAGACCGGGGTTGCTCTCGCCATTGGTGGTGTCATCCAGATGCTCAGCCCCCAAGCAAAGGGCCTGTCTCAGAGTGCCGCCCCTGAAAACCTGCCGTCGTATGCCTTCGGCAGCGCCAAAAACACCACCGCAAGTGGCAACCCAGTTCCGATTTGTATCGGCGAACGCCGCTGGGGCGGGGCGATCATCTCAGCCTCGATCGAGGCGCAAGACAAGGCCTAGGGCCGATTCAGCAAGCAGACCGCCTCCGGGCGGTTTTTTATTGCCCGGAGGAAAGCATGGGCCCAGCAGATCACGTTGCTATCACTGGCGCCAAGGGCGGCAGCAGCAAGCCGAAAACGCCTGTAGAGGCACCCGATAGCCTGCAGTCCACCAACATCGGCAAGATTCTGATTGCCGTGGGGGAGGGGGAGTTCGATGAGGAGCCGACGGATCGCGATATCTACCTCGATAACACCCCGATCATGGATGCCAGCGGCAGCGTGAATTTCCCTGGGGTGCGGTGGGAGTGGCGCTCGGGCTCGATCGAGCAGGACTACATCCAGGGTATCCCTGCGATCGAGAACGAGACCACCGTTAATGTGGAACTGCGCAGCGACAACCCATTTGCCCGAGCCCTGAGCAACATCCAGCTCTCGGCCGTGCGCGTGCGAATGGCCTGGCCGCGCCTGGCGCAGCAGGACAGCAGTGGCAATACCAACGGCTACCGCATTGAGTACGCCATCGATATCGCTACCGATGGTGGCGCCTATGTCGAGGCGCACCTGGGGGCAGTGGACGGCAAGACCACCAACGGCTACCAGCGCTCGGTACGCGTCAACCTGCCCAAGGCAACCTCCGGCTGGATGCTGCGCGTGCGCCGTATCACTCCGAACGCCAACAGCGGAACCGTGGCCGATACGATGACCATCGCTGGCTACACCGAGATCATCGACCAGAAGCTGCGCTACCCGAACACCGCGCTGCTGTACATCGAGTTCGACGCCCAGCAGTTCCAGAACATCCCTGCGGTAACCGTGAAGTGCAAGGCCAAGCGCTGGCCGGTGCCGACCAACTACGATCCCGTTGCGCGCACCTATGCCGGCGTATGGGACGGCACCTTCAAGCAGGCCTGGACCAACAACCCGGCGTTTGTGACCTACGGTCTGTGCGTCGAGGACCGTTTTGGCTTGGGCAAGCGCATCAAGTCGTGGATGGTCGATAAGTGGGAGATGTACCGCATCGCCCAGTACTGCGATCAGCAGGTGCCGAATGGTCAGGGCGGTCAGGAGCCGCGTTTCCTGTGCGACATGAACCTTCAGGGCCGCGCCGAAGCCTGGACCTTGCTGCGCGACCTCTCCGCGATTTACCGGGGCATGGTGTACTGGGCTCACGGCTCTCTGTACATGCAGGCAGACATGCCGCGCGCCCAGGATATCGACTACGTGTTCACCCGGGCCAACGTCATCGACGGTGAGTTCGTTTACGGCGGTGCCGAGCGTAACACGCACTACAGCCGGGCTCTGGTCAGCTACGACAACCCGGCCAACAACTATGACACCGATGTTATCCCGGTCACCGACAACGCTCTCCAGCGCCGGTACCGGGACCGTCCGGTGGAGATTTCAGCCATCGGCTGCACCCGTGCATCCGAGGCACAGCGACGCGGCAAGTGGGCGCTGCTGAGTAACAGCCAGGACCGCACCGTCACTTTCAAGACCGGCATGGAAGGGCGCATTCCGCTGCCTGGTTACGTCATTCCCGTCGCAGACGAACTGGTTGCCGGCCGTCCAAACGGCGGTCGGATTTCGGCGGCTGCCGGCCGCGTTGTGACCCTGGACCGTGACACGCCGATCAAGGCTGGCGACCGGCTGATCTTGAACCTGCCGAACGGTACCGCCCAGGCACGCACGGTGCAGTCGGTGGCCGGCCGCGCGGTGACGGTAACCACCGCGTATGGCGTGCAGCCTGAGCCGGAACTGCAGTGGGCAATCGATTACCACGACCTGGCGGTGCAGCTGTTCCGGGTGCTGAAGACAACGCGCACCCAAGAGGGCGAGTACGAGATCACCGCGCTCGAGTTCAACCCGAGCAAGTTCGCTGCGATCGACACCGGCGCCAAGTTGGACGAGCGCCCGATCAGCGTTATCCCGGTGACCACTGTGCAGCCCCCCGCAAGCGTGACCTTGTCTTCCGCCCACATGATCGACCAGGGTATTGCGGTCAGCACGATGACCATCGCCTGGCCGGCGGTGGAGGGCGCTGTCGCCTATGACGTGGAGTGGCGCAAGGACAACGGCAACTGGGTTCGCCTGCAGCGCACCGGCGCAACATCGGTGGACGTGGTCGGCATTTACGCGGGTGCCTACCTTGCACGCGTACGCGCTGTGAGCTCGTTCGACATTACGTCGATCTGGAAAAGCTCGACCCTCACTCAGCTGAATGGCAAGGAAGGCCTGCCGCCGGCTGTTTCCTTCCTGGATACGGAAAGCCTGCTGTTCGGCATCGGCATCAAGTGGGGCTTCCCTGCTGGCTCCAGCGACACCCAGCGTACCGAGTTGTGGTACAGCGAAGGTACTGACTTGGACAAGGCCACCAAGCTGGCAGACCTGGCCTACCCGCAGAACGAGTACGTGATGCAGGGCTTGCGCGCGGGCCAACAGTTCTACTTCTGGGCTCGCCTGGTCGATCGTTCCAATAACCTTGGCCCATTCTTCCCGGTAGCCCCGGCAGTGGTTGCCGGAATGGCCAGCGCAGATGCTGGCGCGATCCTCGAGCAGATCAAGGATCAGATCACCGAAAGCGAACTGGGGAAGGAACTGCTCAGCCGTATTGATCTGATCGACAAGAATGGCCCCGGGTCGGTGAACGAGCGTGTGGACGAGGCGCGTAATAAGCTGAGTGAGCAGGTTTCCGAGGTCAATAACGCGGTCGAGACGGTCAAATCGTCGGTATTGACGGCTCGTGATGAATTGCAGCAGCAGCTTGCGGCAGTTGATCAGGAAGTCGATGCGGCCCGGTCCGAGCTGCAGCAGCAGATCAATACCGTGTCCGCGTTGGCCGGCTCGTTGCCGTACAACAAAGACAAGACCTACACCCTGAATCAGGGCGTACTGGGCGCCGACGGCAAGCTGTATCAGGCATTGAAAGCGGTGCCGAAGAACAACCCGCCGCCGAATGCGACCTACTGGACCGATGTTGGCCAGGCCATCGTGACGGCTGCCGGCACCGCCACGCGCGTGGGCAAGGTCGAAACGGACGTTTCTACCCTCAGCGGTACGAGCACGGCGCAAGCCTCCAAGATTGAGGGCCTGCAGTCTGGTTTGACCACCACCAATGGCAACGTGACGGCCGCCCAGCAGGCCGCGCAGGCGGCCGCCACGGCAGCCGGCGCCAAAGGGGAAGTGATCTATGGCGCTACGGCGCCGGCCGCTGACAAGCGCCTGACGCAAAACCTGTGGATCGACACCACCGGCAATGCGAATACGCCGAAGCGCTGGAACGGCAGCACCTGGGTGGCGGTTACGGACAAGGTGGCCACCGACGCCGCTGCGGCCGCCGCCAATGCCCTGGCTGTGGCGCAGACCAAGGCGGATGCCCAGGCCGTTCAGAGCGTGTCCACCCGGGTAACTGATGTGGAAGGCGCTGTGAGTGCGCAGGGGCAGGCCATGACCGGCCTGCAGTCGAGCCTCACAACCACCAAGCAGGATGTGACGGCCGCCCAGCAAGCCGCGCAGGCAGCTGCCACGGCAGCCGGCGCCAAGGGTGAGGTGATCTATGGCGCCACGGCGCCGGCCGCTGACAAGCGCCTGACGCAAAACTTGTGGATCGACACCACGGGCAATGCCAACACGCCGAAGCGCTGGAACGGCAGCAGCTGGGTGGCGGTGAGCGACAAGGTGGCCACCGATGCCGCCGCTGCTGCCGCCGCCGCCAATGCGCTGGCCGCGACCAAAGCCGACGCGTCGGCGGTCAATCTGCTGACCAACCGCGTCAGCAATGCCGAGGGTGTGCTGACCAGCTACAGCAGCGACATCACCCAGCTCAAGAACAGCCTGAGTGCCGCGCAGTCGTTCGTGGCCGGCAAGGCTTGGGAGTTCACCGGTTCGACGCGGGGTTGGTTCGGTACCCTCAGCGGTTCGACCTTTGTTGCCGGCCCACTGTTCGCCACGTCCGGCAACTGCCCTAACCTGCAGTGCAACTTCACCCCGACGTTCCCGGGCGCCGAGAACCCTTTCCTGCGCATCCGGCTGCGTCGGCGCAACACGGCCCGCGCAGGCGCGCAGATGTATTGGGCGAACGAAGATGGCGGGCTGGCCGAAGCCCGGCGCATGCCCTGGACGATCAATACCACCACGACCGACTGGCAGGATATCGAGATTGACCTGTCTGGCCACGCCGGCTGGAACGGCAAGAACATTCTGGCGATTCGTCTGGACATGATGAGTGCGTCGGATACCACCGGCGAAATCGACATTGCCTATATCGCGGTGGGACGCCGTTCGATTGCGGCCTCGGCGGAAGCCGTATCCAACCTGAGCAGTGCCGTCAGTGACGCCGATGGCAAATTGACCACGCAGGGTCAGTCGATCATCGGCCTGCAGAACGGTCTGACCACGACCAATCAGGGCGTGACTGCTGCCCAGCAGGCGGCGCAAGCGGCAGCGACAGCCGCAGGTGCCAAAGGCGAGGTGATCTATGGATCGTCCGCGCCTGCAGCGGATAAGCGTTTGGCGCAAAACCTGTGGATCGACACCACCGGCAACGCCAATACGCCGAAACGCTGGAGCGGTAGCGCCTGGGTCGCAGTGAGCGACAAGGTTGCCACCGATGCAGCTGCAGCAGCCCAATCGGCGCTGACCGAGGTGGCCAAGAAGGCCGATGCGTCGACGGTGCAAAACCTGTCCAACACGGTCGCGCAGCATGGCCAGGACATTACCGCCCAAGGTCAGGCAATGACGGCGATTGACGCCGCGATCGCTGAGGTGGGTGGGGAAAACCTGCTGTACAACCCAACGTTCAATCGTGCCAGCGCGGCCGATGCCAATGTGCCTGACGGCTGGTTTTTGGAGGGCACCGCGACCAAGAACCCGAGCATGGTGACTTCCTGGTTGAATTCGGGGAGCAGGCGTTTCGGGTCGCGGTTACTGGCGTGACCAACGCAAGCCCCTATCTGTCGCTGGTGACCCATACCAGCCAACGGCCAAAGGTTGCGGGCGGGCAGACGGTCACTTCGTCGGTTTACGCCCGGCGCATGGCTGAATCGGGGCTGCTGTCCCTGCGGCTGATTCACCAGTGGTACAACGAAGCCGGCGCGGTCATTTCTGCCCCGGCCAACGGCTTTGTGCCTATTGCAGTCGAAGGAGGGCGGGTAGCGTTCACCTCTGTCGCCCCAGCGGGTGCTGTTCGCGTCAACGTCTATTTCCGCATTCATGGCCAGACTGCAGCGGCTGCAAACGGCACGGTCGAGCTGGCCAGGCCGCAAGCTGAGTACGGTTCCCGTGCAACGGGTTGGCGGGATAATGGCCAGGTCACTGCAGGCGAGGTCGCGGCGAACGTCTCGGCCACCAACCTGCTGAGCGGCCGGGTTAGCCAGACAGAGCAGGGGCTGGTGTCTCAGGGGCAGTCGATCGTCTCGCTTGAAGGTGGGTTGACCACCACCAAGCAGAACGTAACAGCCGCGCAGCAGGCCGCCCAGGCGGCGGCGACGGCCGCCGGCGCCAAGGGTGAAGTCATCTATGGATCGTCCGCACCTGCAGCCGACAAGCGCCTGGCGCAAAACCTGTGGATCGACACCACGGGCAATGCCAACACGCCGAAGCGCTGGAACGGCAGCACCTGGGTGGCAGTGAGCGACAAGGTGGCCGCCGATGCGGCCGCAGCCGCAGCCAGCGCACTCAGCCAGGTTGCCACAAAGGCCGAGGCGGCGGCGCTGCAAACCCTGGCTAACCGCGTGACCGCCGCCGAGGGCGTCAACACCAGTCAATCCAACAGCCTGATCGATCTGAGCAACAGTGTGGGAGCCATCCAGAGCGGTTTGGGTGCGTCGGGCCTTGATCCGGCGCCGGGTGGGTATTGGCAGTTCGATACAGGCACGGAAGGATGGGTGGCTGGCAATGCAAGCGTTTCGGCCTCAGGTGGTGCACTGCGGCTGACTCCGACGACCTCCGACCCTCAACTGCTGAGCAGCACGGGAACGCTGACCCTGACCATTCCGGGTGCGCAGTACACCAAGGTGCGGGTGGGTTTGACCCGCCGTGGTGGTTCCGCATCTGCCTGGACGGGAACCCTGTACTACTCGACGCCGAGTCATGGCATTTTGAGCAGCTACAGGGCGTCGGCGCCGAACCCGAATATTGCAGTGGGCCAGTCCGCAGTGGTTGAGTGGGACATGACCAATTTGGCTGCCGGTGGCACCGACTGGGTAGATAACACCATCCGCCAACTGCCCTTCAACTTCGCGAACGCATTGGATGCTGTTTGGGATATTGATTGGATCGCTGTCGGCCGGGTTGGGCCTTCCGCATCCAGCCGGGCCTTGGAATCGCTGTCCTCGACGGTGACCCAGCAGGGCGAAAAAATCACCGCAGAGGCCATACGTACTGACGGGCTGTACACCGCCGTAGGCGATGCCAACGCGGCGATTCAGAACGAAGCCAAGGCCAGGGCCGATGGAGAGGGCGCGCTAAGCAAGCAGATCCAGAACACCCAGGCCTCGCTGGGTACAACCAATGCGGCAGTGCAGCAGGTTGCGACCGCCCAGGCCGACATGAAAGGGATGCTCAACGCCCAGTACACCATGCGGGTACAGGTGAACAACCAGTATGGTGCGCACGTCTGGGCGGGCTTCGGTATTGGTATCAACTCGCAGAACGGCATTGTCCAGTCTGCGTTTGTAGTCAATGCGGACAAGTTTGTCTTGCTGAATTCGAGTAGCGGGCTTTCGTCACCATTCTCCATCGTAGGCGGTCAGACCTTTGTCGATGACGCGTACATTCGGGCTGCGAGTATCAGTAACGCGAAGATCGCAGACGCCGCTATCAGTAACGCCAAGATCGCGAACGGCGCCATTACGGCCGCCAAGATCGGCGTGGCCGAAATCGACACGCTGCGCATCCGTGGCAACGCCGTCACGGTTCCGGTATCGGCTAACAGCCCCGGGAACGTGCTCGGCATCGGTGTAGGTCAGTGGCAAAACCTGATCGCCATCGGCGTGCAAATGGACGAGGGTGGTTTCATCACTGCCCAGTACAGCTGCTATCAGGGATTTGGCAGCGGTATTCGTAAGTACCAATTCCAGATGGATATCAACGGCCTAGTTATAGCTCAAGGTGGCGGCGACTGGGCGGATAGTTTCCCTAACTTGATGGGATCGATCGGTGTGGGGCCGGGTTACTTCGTCATCACGGTGAAGTGGTGGGGTGAGAACTCGGGGGTTGGCGTTCAGAACCACACCCTTTATGCAATGGGAACCAAGCGATGAGCAGCATTGGACACTACGCAGCCTATGAGACTGACGGACGAATTGTGTTTGCCGTCAGCTGTCCGCCCGACCACGGGAAGAAAATCATCAGGCTCAACACCGACCGGCCCTATATCCAAGTGCCCACCCCGGCACTGACTGCTGACCATTTCGTGGTGGGGCAAATGCTCAAGGATCGCCCTCAGATGGGGGCGGTTCTCCAAGGGCACTGGTTAAAGGGCGTCCACGAAGGTGCCTCCGTCAACATAGAGAGCGAAACCTACACCGCTGACGGCAGTGACATCGAGCTGGAATTCTCGGCGCCGGGTACCTACCACGTCACGGTCAGCCTTTGGCCCTACCGCGATCAGGAGTTCACCTTTGAAAATTCAGCATAAGTGCAACCACACCAAGCGCCGGGCGGCCGAGTATCCGCCGGTGGAGGAGCAACTGGACATGCTGTGGCATGCCATGAATGAAGGGCATATGCCCAAGGCAGAGCCGTTTTTCTCGACCCTGCAGCAGATCAAGCAGCAATACCCCAAGGCTTGAACCCAAGCCAACTACCCAATGCCCGCCATCGAGCGGGCTTCTTTTTGTCTGGAGATTGACCCATGCCTTTCGTAGCCATCAACGCAACCAACCTGTACGACGCCGCCAACCTGATTTCGTACGCCACCCAGGAGCAGGCCGATACCCGTGCCCGGGAAATCCTGCAGCAGTTCCCGGCCGCCCAAGTGCTGGTGGCCAAGGTGCTGAGTGAGTATCGGGCCACCGTGACCGTAACTGTTCAGGATCCGGCGGAGCCAGTTCCGGATCCTGAAGCACCTGCTGCCTGATAGCTCTCAAATCACTTTTCTTGGGTGGTGGCATATTGCTACATTGCGCCCCGCAAATTCCCAAGGATTGATGTCCACATGAAACAAATGCTTTTCCTGGCGATTATCGCCGCAAGCAGCACTTTGACTGGCTGCGTTGTTCAAAGCACCTACAGCAAGACGATCGCTGTCACCAAGGACGCTGATGGCAAGGTCTTACAGACTGTCGAAACCGAGACAGTTGTCCAGCCTGCCCAAGGCTATCCGATGCGCCTGCAGATGATTAAAGGGATCCAGCCTAACTGAGCTGATTTGCATAAACAGAGCCCGCCGCGAGCGGGCTTTTTTAATGCCGAGTCACTTTGCAATGGCCAACTTGAATTTCAAACCCATCCCGCCTACCGCGGGCTTTTTTTCGCCTGGAGAAAACATGCCAAGAATCACCGAATCCCAGGCCGGAGGCGCGAACGTGCTCCGGTTCCTGGACCTGATCGCCTTTTCAGAGGGCACCTCAACCGTCAAAGGCAGTGATGATGGCTACAACGTGCTGTATGGCGGCGGTCTGTTCCGGGGCTATGCCGAGCACCCGCGCCGCAAGCTGACTTTCCCCATCAATGGCAAGCAGGTCACCAGCACGGCCGCCGGGCGGTACCAGTTGCTCGAGCGGTACTGGGATGCCTACCGCGTCAGCCTTCGACTGTCAGGCGGGTTCACGCCTGAGAATCAGGACCTAGTAGCGCTGCAGCAGATCCGCGAGCGCCGCGCCCTCGACGATATCAAAGCAGGCCGCATCCAGCAGGCGATCGCCAAGTGCTCGAACATCTGGGCCAGCTTCCCGGGCAATAACTATGGGCAGAACCCACACCGTCTGGACAAGCTGCTGGGTCGATGGGTGGAGCTAGGCGGGGAGCTGGCATGAACCGGCTGGCCGCTGTGCCCGCTTGGTGCTGGTGGCTGATTGCTCTGGTTGTCGCGGCCGGTGGCCAGCAGTACCGGGTGGTTGTTGCCCAGGGCGAGACGGCCGAGGCCCGAACCGAACTGTCCGATTACCGCCTGCAGGTGGCCGAGCGGGACAGGCGTGCCGCAGCCCAGGCCAGAACCGAAGAACAGCGCCGTCAAGCCGTGGCGGACGAGGAGGGTGAGAGTGCACGACAACAACTGGAGTTGGCCCAAAACCGCGCCGCTGCTGCTGAGTCTGCTGCTGGCGGGCTGCGCGGGGAAATCGCCCGACTGCGGGACGGGCACGGAGCCACCTGCGACACCATCGCTGCCCAGCACCGCCAGGCAGGAACCTCTGCCGTCCTGGTGCTCGGGGGATTGCTTGAAGAAGCTGACCGAATGGCGGGCAGCTGCGCAGCAGCGCTTGAGCGAAGCCGAATAGCTGGGCTGGCGTGCGAGTCGATCTATAATGGCCTGACCAAATGAACAGGTGACCGGAATGGACAAGCGCACGTTTATCGGAATGGTCGAGGCCGGCGAGCCGCTGATTCAGCAGGCGATCGACGCCATGCGCCTTTATCACCAGGCGCAGGATAATGGCGCGCCTACGGAGGAAATCGAGCGCCTGCGCTTGCTAGCCGAGTCGCTTTTCCAAGCGGTCTCCGACTACCAGCTTCGCGCTGTTGCCAAGGCTCGAGGCAAGGTGCTGCCGCCTCTTCACTGATCCGCTGATCGGCAATTGCCCACGATCAGGTCCGCCTATACGATACTGTTTTTTTATACAGTATCGGTGCCCGTATGTATTTCCTTCTCGTTCGACGCCGCGAGCATGGTGCAGCCATACCCTCTGACCATCTCCGCAAAATTCAGCCCCTCCGCGCAGATGTGCACATCGGTGACCACCACAGTGAGCCGCTGGGCCGGGTATCGACACAGGCCTGGGTGTTTAACCCTACGCCAGGGCCTGATGTGATCCCCCGTCTGCATGACGCGAAGGTTAATGGGATGGCCCAGCTAGGCATCAACATAAACGGGGTGGAAGAGGTCGACGGCGTGCTGTATGCGCAGTCCTGGTGGTGCAGGGCAGAATGATGGCTGGGATACCGCAGGCTTGGCTGGATGAACTGAATGACCATTTTGCCTTGGTCACCGATCCCGAAGGCCGCTCCGCGGTGCTGGATGAGATGGCGTACGCCGCCCATTGCCGGGGCGAGGTCAGTGCAGAGCACCTGGTCGACATGTTGGAGCTGTCCGAGGCCGCAAGGGGTTGGGCCTTCGTGGAGGTCGATGAGGCGTATCACATCGGCCTGTTCAGTTATGAGATTTCAGGTAAATGGGATGGCGACGAGCCAGGACGGATCATCGTAGGCAGAACGCCGGGGTGGGGGTGCTGAGTCTGTCTAAAACTGCTCGAGTTTTTATCGGTTTCACGGGGCAAAAGTCGCTGAAACCGGCGGAAACATTTTAGACATACACGATGCGCAGGCCGCTGAAATCGCGGCCTGAGGATCGTTTCTCACACTACTTGCTGGGTTATCAATGCAGTGTAATGATCCCTGCCACACTGCTACCGAACAACGGATCTCGAAGTCGCTCGATCGAAAGGTTCACTGTACATTTAGGCAGTTTTTGTTCTGTAATTGGTCCAGCGCATCCCCATAGTACACTGCCTTTATTTTTCCAGGCATGTCACTCAGTAGAGCGGCGTAGCCTGCGTTCACAATAAGAGAGCAGTAGTTGGTTTTGCGTGAGATATTGTCTAGGCCCAGGGCCCACTCAGCCTCAGGTGTGCCGAGCGCTTTAGCCCTCTTAGAGTTAGCAATCCGAATGTTAATAGGGTCGTTAGCGCGTTGGATATCCTTTTGTAGCGGTTTAGCCCAGTAATGAATTACCGTTTGCTCATAGTCGACAGGAAGCGTTTTCTCGTCTTTCGTAAATCCAGCCATCACTCGATTCATTAAATAGGTGGCCGGGTCGATGCATTTAGCAGCCTCCTGACAGGTTTTCGCTTTCTCTTCAATAAGCTTTTCAGGAGTATTAATGTCGAAGGTCCATCCTTGAGTATTTCTATAAAGTTTGAGTGCCGTCAAATCTTTTTTCATGGCTGCAAGTCGTTTTTGCATACATGCCTGGTCTTGATTTGGCTCCGCACCGCATTCTGTTATCCCTAAAACATCATTCAGCTCCGCTCGGCTGCCATAGTTGTATGTCAGGACTGGCGGCTCAATATTCTGTGGGAGGGCAGGTACTCCTACGCTTTCCAGATTTACATATTTAACAGTGTATTCCCGGCGCCCTTCGAATTTATCTTTAAGCCCCTGATAGGATTCCCGGAGAGCAGCCACGGCAGCTTCTGAATTGGGGAGCTTGGCTGCTCTTTGGAGCAGCTGATTTGCTGCAGGCAGATCGGCCGGTGAGACGTTTGGATCTAGCATGATGGATTGAGCAAGTTCGAGCATGCCTTGAAGTTCCCCAGCATCAGCTCGCTCACGCATCAGCCCAAGCTCACTCTCTCGTTTTGTCTGCTGAACATATTGCTCACGAGTACCTTCAAGCGGGGCATGGATGGTTTCGACGCTGTCCCCTGATGGGCTTTCAGTGGCGTAGGTAAGTGGGGAACAGAAAAAGGCCATTGCGACCAATGCTTGCAGATGCCTCGACACGATGATTTCCTTTTCCTTAAAAATCGGGGTTGGTGCACGGTTTGAACTGAAAATCACATTCTAGGGTTATTGCTGTGATTGGAAAAGGCCATTATCGAGTGCGCGTGATATAAGTGGAGGGATAAGCATCACCGGCTTTGAAGAGGTTGATGGGCTGCTGTAAATCTAGGTAGTGCCGAGCTGCCAGGAAGTACGATGAGTGATGTTCCGAGCGCGTGGTTTGACGAGTTCAATGAGTGCGCGGCTTTGGTGGTGGATCCTGAAGGTCGAGCGGCCGCGCCAATGAGGTGGGCTACGCTACGAACCGGCGGTGGGAAGTCGATGCTGATCAGCTGAGCGACATGCTGGAGATTGTCGAGTCGGCTAGGCTGGGGCGCTGGATGGGGCCGCCCTATGAGTAGCTATATAAAGGAAGGGAAAGGTCGGCAGAACGTCGGGAGGTAGGCAGAAATTATCTTGCGCTAAGCGAAAGGGTGTGGGAGCTTCTCAGTCCTGAAAAATTGAGGAGCTGTTGATGACCCCCTTTAGAGCACTGCTGATCGTTCTCGCTATCGTTACCGGTGTCATCGCGTGTAACGCCATCAAGACGAAACGTGCTCCCGTCGACGCATTCGGCGATTGCGATAGCATTTCGGATCCCGAGAAAAGGCAGGAGTGCCGCGAGCAGAAAATCAATGACATGGTCAGCCCGGCGGCTGCGAAGGCTGCCCCTGGAGTCCAGTGACTTTTGGAGTGACTTCGCTAGGATGCGTCCGGACGCGTGAGGCTTCGTTGCAGCGAAAGCAGGGCCGGAAATCCTGTGTTATCAAGCCATTACCGTGGCTTGTCATGCATGGGGTGCAAGGGGTCGAGTGTTCGAATCACTCCGTCCCGACCATTATTGAAACGAAAAAGCCCAGTCGGAAACGACTGGGCTTTTTTGTGTCCGTCCCTTCCTGAAGAATTTTTCTATCCCCCTTCCGCTATGAGGCACGTCGCGCATGAGCCAGTGGCCTGTAGCCCGGTCTGGTGCTGCTCCTCTGTGGTCCGTTAACTTGATTTTCGAGGTGAGTGCGGGCTTGAGGGAGTTGCGGCATCCGCTGAGTGCCCCGACTAACCAAGAAAGATTTCTGAGATCTAGGGCATAACGAATTACACAACTCTTAGCAGTTAAGTCAATCCTCACTACATGTGGGAAATTTCCTCTTTTTTGGTAGGCTTTTGCAACCACTCGAGAGGAAATGTAATGCCCTTCGTCATTGTTGAAAACGACACATCGCAATGGGAAGACCAGACAGGCGCTGTCTATCACTTCCCCAAACGCTACAAGGCCTGGCTTACCCCTGGAACTGAAGTGATCTACTACAAAGGGCGTATTAAGGACCAAGCCTTTGCTTCCGCGCGACTCAGCGCTGCGCCGCATTATTTCGGCAAGGCACGCATCGGTAAGGTCTATGCGGACCCAAAGAGTGATAAGGGGGATCTTTTTGCGTTCGTCGAAAATTTCACGCCCTTTGAAGACGCTATCTCAGCAAAAATCGACGGGATGTACCTGGAGACTATTCCTGCTACTCGCGTTAAGAACTATTGGCGTGACGGGGTTCGGCCCATCTCCCAGGCCGATTACGATGCAATCTTAAGCCATGCGAAGCTCTTACCTTCGCAGGCTGAAGCGGTCGTGTCGAACGCCGAAGATGATGCATACATCTTTGAATCGTTCAGTGAGGGCAGCCAGTCAAATTACTTCGGAACCCGCTATGAGCGCAGGAAAGATCTGAGGATGAAGGCCATTGCCTTTCACGGGCTTGATTGCAAGGCATGTGGCTTTGATTTCGAACTGGCTTACGGTGAGTACGCGAAGGGCCTTATTCACGTTCACCACGTAGTACCGATTTCGAAATTGGGAGGGGAGCAGGTCGTGAACCCTGAGACAGATTTAGTGACGCTGTGCGCCAACTGTCATGCGGTAGTTCATCGCAAGCGAGACATGACTCTGAGCGTAGCTGAGTTGATAGGGATGTTACGCGGGCGATGGGTCAGCGCGTCTCTGTAACGTCCTGAGCGTACGCTGGCTTGAATCGATAGCCACGCGACGGACTTGTACAACACACGAAAGGTTTTTTTCAGCCTATCGGTGCCTTTGCGTTTCCTCTTTGATGTCGTAAGCGATGGAGCAGGATCTGGGATGGCTAAAGCAGGCCGTATAGTCGGACTGCCTCCGAGACCGGGTTTGAATTTGGTCTCGAAGACATCCGTTGAGGCACGAGCGGTTCAGCGCATCATACCCAGTTCGGCATCATCCATCAGCGCCTTGGCCAAAGCGCACAGGTAGTGCGAAGCCCAAATCAGCTGTGGCTTGTCTTCCATCAAGCCATCCAAGGTCATATCCCGTGCGTAGCCCATCAATTCCGACGCCTGTTCACGGGCACTCTGGCAAGGGATGCCGGCTTCAATGCGAAACAGCGGATGGGTCTGGTTTTCACCCTGATAGAAGGTGGTTTTGCCGACGGTGAATTTGGTTTCTTCTATGGACAT